TACAATATTATCATCTTCCATTATTCTTCTCACTTATATAAGTTAACATATCTATTTATAAGCAATAAAAAAGGGATGCAAAGCACCCCTTTTTTCTCAATATGTTTTCTTATACTAAAATGCAAAACTTAGTGTAACTGATGGTGTTACTGTTTCATCATCCACATTATAGTTAACATCTGTTTCTACAGTTGCACCAGAAAAATCAAATTCATGTCCTACGCCGATGTTTTCTAGTAAATCATCTTCGTCACCATTGATATATGTTGTTAGACCGTATGTACTAACCGTAGAATCTAATTCGTATGCTAATGTATCTGTTTCATATGATACAGTTGTACCAAGTGCAACACCTGTAACTTCTACCGTATCAACCCGTGCACCCCAGGTGTATTTTTCAGATGTGCGATTATAATCCATAGATGCAGTTACATCTACCAATGCCAAATCAACATTATATGCAAGTTGTACATTTGACACTTCAGTAACATCAGTTGTGATATCAGTGAAACCAACTGCTACCGCGGCTGGACCGTATGATAATGTCAATGATTCATCAATAGTTGGTTCTGCGATTGATGAAAAATCGGATGTTGCTTCTACAAAAACACCATCCTGGTCACCAAATGTTACGGTTGTATCTGCAACTTCTGTGCCAACATGCCATTTATCTAGTTTGATTGTGTCACCATCAACTGATTCAAACTCTAGTCCAACGTTTGCCACTCCTTCGCCTGCATCAACATCAATACCGATTGTGGTTGTCGCTTCATACTTATCGGTTGCTTCATTTTCAGCAACTTTCATTTTAGCAGAAACACCAATGTCTGCTGCAAATGAAGTCGTAGCCAATACCATAGCGGCTACTGTTGTTAGTAATAGTTTCATTATTATATTTCCTTTTAAACAAAAAAATATGAGCAGGTTACCTGCTCATACTACTCTACTTATACTAATATAATACATTTTTGCTTTATTATCAAGTAGGTACAAAGTTAATATTAGTATATGTGTCATTTATATCACACTATTAATTATGCTTTAGTATTTTTCTTTACATTCTTTTTTGTCTTAGTTTTAGGTTTAGACACTGGCTTTTTTGATTTGGTAGTTGGTATGATTTTCTTATCATACCAACCCCACCGTTTTAATAATGGTTCGACTGCATATTTAACCTGCGAATCATTCCAATTATATAACTTTTTAACATCAGTAAAAAGTTTATCTTTATCGTCATAGATAGCCATCATATTAATAATGTTTTTATCTATGTCTATCCAATTCATTCAGATTTCCAGATAGTCCATATACCATATGCAATTGCCGCATATGCAATTAAATCAACTGGCACAATAAGCATTGCGATTCCAGTTGCAACTAGTGCGGCACCGTCGAGTGTTGTACGCTCCTTTAGTCTATTTTTAATCCAATTAATCATTTTTTTTCTCCTCTAATAATTTATTATAAAACAGTTCTTCATCTGGACAATTATTATGTTCAATTTGAATAGTTGTGTGTACTATTTTATAATTATCGATTAATAGTTTCTTGGTATTATATATTGTATCATCGCATTCGCCATCATCCAATATATTGATGTGCATAGCGGCTGAAATTTGTCCGCTTGCTAATTCCCATATATGTATATGGTGAACATTATTAACATGATCGATATTTGTTATAATATCTTTTACTATAACATCAATATCAATATGTTCTGGTTTTCCAGTCATTAGTATTCTAAGACAATCTTTTAATAATTCCCAACCACTTTTTAATATTAAACTGGCAAGAAGTACACTTATAATAGGATCAATATAATACCAATCAGTAAAATATATTACGATACCACCTATAATGGCACCAACACTGCCTAAAATATCAAGTAAGATATGAAGTATCACTCCTCGCATATTAATATTATGACCATCATGGTGATGATGCACTACTTTAAATAATACCAAATTAACGATTAATCCAATAATCGCAATTGGTAACATCCAATATATATCAACATGCTCAGGATTTAGTATTCGATAGATTGCTTCGTATATAATATATGCAAAAAGTCCAATCCACATCAGTGCATTTAAAAATGCTGCAATAACTTCCGCTCTCATAAATCCATATGAGTATGTGGCAGTCGGTGGTTTTCTACCAATCCAAAATCCAAATACGGCAATAATCATTGCTAACGCATCGGTTGAAAGATGCAATGCATCACTTAATAATGCAAGTGAATTACTTATATGTGCACCAAATAACTCGATAACAACAAATAGTATTAAAATAAAAATACTTATTTTTAATGCACGTTCTTCTTTGCCGGCTTTTCTGATATGATATTGATTATGCTTCATCTATACTTTTCTTTAGATTATAAAGGTCTCTAATACCAGTTTCGGTATCTATTAAAGGTTGCCAGCCTAATAGTTTTTTTGCCTTAGATATATCGGCAAGAGTATCGGTTGCATATCCTTTAGGCTTATCTTGGTATTCTATTTCCAAATCTGGAAAAAACTCACGTAATATATTTACTATCTGATTTACCGAATAACTTTTTCCTGTTCCCACATTAAAGACTTCACTTTTTACTTTGGATTCCATACTCGCAATACATGCACTTGCTACATCGCTTACATGAATATAATCTCGTTTAAATTCACCATCGCCATGAACGGTTAATGGATGGCTATCATTTGCTAAACGATAAAACTTACTAATCATTAATCCGTTATCGTCGTCCGATGGTTGTTCTGTTCCATAGGTTGTAAAGAAACGTAATACATTATAGTTCAAGTCAAATACATTTTTATACTGTTTGCATAATTGCTCACCGAATAATTTAGTCATTGCATAATAATTCAATGGATCTGGTTTATGAAATGGTTTATGTGGCGGAGGATTATTACCATATATACTAGATGAACTAGCATAAACAAATTTCCGTATACCAACCGCATGTGCGGCAGTTAATACATTTCGTGTGCCAGTTACATTATTATCAAAATAAGTATCAGGATCAATAAAACTTTGTGGTATTCTTGCTTTTGCTGCAAGATGAATAATATAATGTTGACCAACTGCTGCCATAACACATTTAGCAGCACTTTGTATGTCACCTTTAATATAACGTACATATTTAAAATCTTGTGGCTTTTCAGATTTATCTAACACCGTTACTTCATACCCTTTTGAAAGTAGTTGTCTGACAACTTCTCTGCCTATGAAGCCTGATCCGCCAGTGACAAGAACTTTACCTTTTACTAACATATTAATTCTTTCTTAATTTCTTGATTCAACATATTTAGTCTATTATTGTTTGTATCATTATAACAAAATAATAACCAAATAGCAAGCATTATTTAACTTGATGAAGTGTCACAGTTGCACTACACGCATACCGAGTCTTCGCAAAATGCAGTTGTTTTTAGTGTTTTTTAGTGTTATATTACTATAAATAAAAGTGTAAGATAAGCGACCTCAGCTTATAAAAAATGAGTGGCACTGGGAAAGACTAGGGTATTGCTTCCCTCAAGCATCAAAAAATTTGGAGAAACTGAATGACACTAAACCTATTTAGTGCCCTAGCAAATCTTTTTGGAGGATTTCCTAATAGGGCAACAAAACGCTCAGACTTAATGACTTGGGCAAAAACAGAGTATGCACGTGATTGGGAATTTGCTTACCAATACATGCTTGATAATCGTGGCAAAGCGCCATCACATAGATACACACAAGGAATAACACATGATTAATAAACTAGTAGTAGCATACAAAAATTTTAGAACCGAAATGGATTATAGAAAGAAAGTTCGTACAACAATCAAAGAACTGTCTGCACTTTCAAACTATGAACTAAATGATATCGGAATTTCACGTGGTGAAATATATAATATTGCAATCACATCATATAATAAGCCAGAACGTCTAGTAGTTGAAGATGTTGAAATAACAGTAAATGAAAATCTAAGAGGGGCAGTATAATGACTACATTAGTAATGAACTACACGGTTAATCCTTTTTGGACTGCACTTAAATCTTTTGGTCGCGGAGTATGGGCTTTTGGTGAATCAGCAGGTAGAGCAAGAGCAGCCGCTGAACTACATCGTCAAGGCTACACCGAAGCTGCAAAAAACCTAATGTTGGAGAACAAATAATGTTTAAACGTTTTATCAAAGCAATGGAATACCGTTCATACTGTATGGCAATTCGTGAATTACGCAACAAAGGCTTATATAAAGAAGCACAACGTGTCAGTGAATATAAGCACAATATGTATCCTACTACTTAGTAGTATGATCGAAGTTAATTAGGACCAGCAATGAAATGTAGTTTGAGCATTATGCCTTCTACATCTGCTGGTTCAAGATAAGGTATAACATCATCTCCTGTATGTATACCAGGTAGTTGAACAAAATTATTATTCTTGAACACCGCAATTTCATAAAGTTTTTTGCCTGGTTCTTGAATCACACTCAAATCATAATTACCAAAAGATCGCTTGGCTTGAAAGTGTTGTGGTCGTATTTCATTAAATTTTAAATCACAAAAATTCATTGTTTGTATCCTCAAATTTTTCTTCTATTGATTTAATATGTTTGCATTTTTTAAATGCTGGACAATCACATGTAAATCCCTTGTCAGACATTTTAATTGTGTATATATTATCTTTGCTGCCTGATACATTCCATTTAGTATCAACTGCCCAATGACCCTTAGTATTAATCAGGTCACTAGGAAATATACGTGGTCCATACTTTGCCATTATATAGATTCGAATCCAAAGTTTGCTACAACCGAACGATTACCATCGACATCTTCAATAATATTTCCAACTGAAATACTAGACATTTTTCCAAACCGCTCAATGCGATCTTCTGGTCCAATATTTCCTACTTCAAAAACATGATCAAGACTATCAGCAACAATGTTGGCAACGTGAGTATAACATTCATCGAATTTCATAGCAGCCGCTTTAAAATTTCCAAATGTTGCATCTGCATATGCAGTTGCTTTTTCATGACAATTCCAGCCCTCTTTATTAACCAGTTCTACTAGTTTTTCATCTAATTGAATTTGATAAACTTTGAAAATTTGAACTGACATATGAGATTTCCTTGTTGCTATCTATACATTCTTTATAGACTGATTCGTTTGAATTGTCAAGTATTAATTATCAGGAATATCTAAACCATATTTGTCTTCGAGCCACTGCTTTATATATCCAGCTTGCCTTTTTCCAATACCTGGTATTTTCATTATACTTTTTAGTGTTATTGGGTCATTATTCTCCACTGAAGGATGCGATTGCTGCAACCGCCGAAGGTTGAGATATCGCGGAAATATCCCATGTGATCGCTGGCATCTTTGAATTGCTCTATAAACATGAGGAGGAGATAAATCAATATCATCCTCCATTGAATCCAGTGTTGTAAATAATTCACCCATTGTTGTTGCGTGATGCAATGATGCTATTGACATATGAGATTTCCTTGTTGCTATCTATACATTCTTTATAGACTGATTCGTTTGAATTGTCAAGTATTATTTCACACTTTTAAATATTAAGCCTCGTCAATTAGAGTAAAATATTCCTCTTCATCTTTGCTCAGGTAAATCGCATCAAAAAGATTTTCTGGCACAACGCCCAGACCAACTGCACGCCGAGTTTGACAATAGTGTGCATAATCTTCACAATCTTTAATTTCTGGTAGATATGGGTGTGATGAAACGATGATTTCTTGTGTCATGTGATTCTCTTTCTTGTTAACTTATACATACTTTATATCAGTCGTATGTTAGGTTGTCAAGCAAATAGAGGTTTCATTGTTTCGAAAACTTTGTTGTAAGCATTTACTTCTGCTTCATAGTATTCATAAAAATCTGAGTCGTCAGTAAAATGAGCATGGTCACAATTATAACTGGCACAATGTTCATCCCATACACGATTCATTGCTTCCATACCTTCAAGCAAATCACCACGACCATAAGAAGTCATTACTGTTTTGGCATCTTCAAAGGAAGTATCAAACTTATAAAAACTAGGGATTCTAAACATATTGTATTCTCCGTTTTTCTAACTTATACATTCTTTATAAAGTGATTCGTTTAGAATGTCAAGTAAAAACTAAGAAAAAATATTGTTTATATTGCCTTCAAATATAAAATGTCCAGTGTGGTCTAATTTTACCAAAGGATCAAGCCATATCTTACCATCAAGATTTTGCCATCGTCTACAAAACGCATAGTCTTCTGAAAGATATCTTTTTGTATCAGATTCTAGATATGTATCAAAGAACAAGTATGTCCATTTTGCAAACTCTGGATCCATATTCAAATCGTTATTAAAATAGAGATCGGGATATTCTTCAATCATTTTCATAATCACTTCACGTTTGATTAACATGAAACCTGTTGCGGCATCTTTTAATTCTGTGAGACCATCTGTCATTTGTATTTGTGGTTCATCGTTATCTAAATGATATTTAAAATTAAGTGCATAGTTTGAACCAACTGAATTTAATAAGTTTGCATCAATTGATGTATTATTTACAACATTATGTTTTATATTATTCCAGTTCAAATCTTTTTTAGGATATGCACCAACAATAATATCTTTATCATGTTGTAGCATATGTAAGATATCAAGTGCATCAAAATTTATATCTGCATCAATAAACATCATATGTGTTGCTTCTGGATTAGCCATGAAATATGCTACCATATGACATCTAGCACGTGATACTAAACTTTCGTTTGCACTGGTAGTCAGGGAGTATGGGATTTCATGTTTTGTGAACATCATATGTGCACGTGTCCATGATCTAAAAAACGGTTCAGTTACTTGTCCGCCATAACAAGGGGTGCAGTAATGTACATGTGTTTTTCGTATGAAATCTAAATCAATTTCTTTTCTAAATTGCAGGCAATGCTCTAATGCGCTATTGTTCAATTTCTATCCGCTTCATTAATTTATAGTTAGATTATATTCTACACGATTCTAAAGTATTTGTCAACTTCTTTGATCTTTAATCCAATTCTTGGCCGGTGGCATAGATGGCGGCTTATTTAAAAATTTATCAATTGCTCTATCAACTTCTAAGAAATTTGCTTTACGTTCTGGATCTTCTAGTCCACCAGAGTTATCAACAATATGAAAATTTCCTGCACCGAATAACTGTTGGAACTTCATAAGATTCTGCTGTACTGCTTGCCACATCTTAGTTACTTGTTCTCTTGGTAAACTTCTAGGACGATTTTCATTACGATCTTGTGCAACATCTTCACTCGTATTAACAAACAACATCATTGTTTCATAGCCAAGTTCTTTTAGTTGTTCACTTGCTTTTTGAACTTTTGCTACATCTTTACCAGTGCCATCAATAATAAGCCCTAGACGGCCTTCGATATGTAATTGTTGTTTATTTTTTGTAATCTGTTTTGCACGATTACGAATTTCTTGACCTTCATCAGAATAGATATCATCTGGAGTCAATTCTTTTCCTGCTTTGTTCATCATATATTCGTAAATGTCATCTGAATTTACTGTTCTGAGCCCAGTACCTTGGAGCATCTTATTAGCAACAAAACTTTTGCCGCTACCTGGACCGCCTGCTAAGAATACTGCTTTGAAAATATGAGGATCATTCACGCCCTCTTCCATAGATTGTATGATTTCTTCTATTTTCATTATAATCTCCGATTAGATAATACTATTATAGTGTATTTATCTAGGTCCTAGAATTGATTGAGATTTAATGGATTCCCATGTTTTATTAATATTTTCGATTTTAGGCACGATTCTATCAATAACTCTTTGTTGTGGTGCCTTAACTTCATTTATATAGTATCTACGAATTTGTTCTTCTTTAGAGTTATCTAAATCGCCACCTGGTGATTGATATACAAATTTATCTCTTACTTTATACAAGGCTCTTAGTGTCTTCTTATGTGATAGTAGTTCTTCTTCTAGAATTATCACTTGTCTTCTTTGACCTTCTTGGAAATATGTCTTTGTTGATCCTATATAATTTCTTATATCAGAAAGTATTGTTCGTATTAATTTCTGTTGTGCCTGTACTTGAACTGCAATTTGTGGTCGCCATTCTGATTTTTCAACTTGTGCACGAACTGGTAATGTTGCTAATTTTCTATTTTTATTATCGTAAATAGGCTCGTTTGCAGATGTATTGATTATACTTGCGTCACTCGTATTTGATGATAATTCAGGACTTAGTGCATCACTACGGGTTAAACTATCTGCTATCGGTTTTACAGAATTACCGGCTGTTGTCAGTGAAGCCAAATCTGATACACTTCCCACTGAGTTACCTAAATTTCCTATCTGACTCGTTAAATCAGAAAGATCACTTGGAACAAGATTAGGTATAGACTGTAATCCACCAGAAATAATTCCATCTAAGTTTGATATGCTAGGAATTGAATCTATCTGTGGCAATCCTAGTTGTGATGGTTGTCCTAGTCCCAATGTTGAGGATGTATTTTCTATATTATCACTCAATGATGGAGCAGGGTCTAAATCATGTAAATATCCATCAATAGGCTCATATAACTTTGCGGCTTCACTAAATGGAGTTTGCGGTACACCTGGTAATCCACTTGCTATCGATTTAGCATCACCCATAATTGCGTCTACTTCGCCAACGAATGCTCTTGGATCTGGTGCAGTGGGAATATTAAATTCTGGTAATCCAGTAGGAAGCGGAGCATTAAGTAATCCCGCTGCACTTTTTAATGCTGGTGAACCAGTATTCATTAGTACTGATAATTTGCAAGGATCTAGCATTGCTGCTGCCATTGCTATTGATGCAAGTTTGTCAGAAATTTGAACTGCCATATCTGCAATTTTTGAAATCTCTCCTAGTATTTGATTAGTAACACTAGAAACTGCATTTAATGCACTAGCGGCAATATCACCTAAATTACCCAGCATGCCTTTAATGTCAGGTAAAAATCCTATAACATTTGATAATGCTTCATTAACTTTAGATGTTATTCCATTTATTAGTGAACTAATGTTATCTGATATATTTCCTGTTAATCCTGAAATTAAACCAGAAATATCACTAGTTAGAGTATTAAACATATTAATAACACCTACTTCATTTAAAATATTAAGCAGTTGATCTTTTGCTGTACCTAGGATATCAAATGCACTATCAAAGCCACCAGACATTATGCCCATTAATTCATTAAACAAACTACAACTATTATCTTGCTCTCCAAAACTTTTATTGAGACCTGATAACATATCTGCATCTTGTAATGTTTGCGGCAAATCAGATATTTGACTAGAAGTATGTGTATTTAGACTAGCAAACATACTTAATGCATTATTTCCTAGAGAACTTGCAGCAAGTATTCTATTAAAATCTAAACCGGTATTAGAAAGAACACCTGCAATAATCGTACTTTTTGCAAGTTCTGTGCCACCTAAGGTAGGATTATTCAATAGTGAAAATGAATCATTTGCGGCATTTAATGAATTAAAGCCGGGACTTGAATTAAATTCAGTAAAATCAGCAGTTCCATTTGATGCTATTTGCGCGTATGGATTAGTAAAATTATTCTCTTTAAGTTCATTTGAAATTATTGAAAGTGCTTGTTTTCTATTGAATTGCTCTTCTGCTGCATTTAATTCTGCCAGTTTACTGGGTGATAAATTAATATTATTAGTTTCACTGTAATATGATGCTGGAGTGTTTACTGTTTCTCCTAAACTATTTAAAATAGTATCAGATGCTCCAGGAACATTTGATCCTGTTAGACTTCCGCCACCTCTTCTTAAAAATTCTTGATATAATCTTTCAAATTCTGCTTCGCTCAATGCCATATTATCTATCCATTTACAATAACTTTTTGTGCACCAGTTGCTACTTTAATTCCACATGAATGCGAATCATTAACTCTACCGAGCTGCTTACCATTTACATAAACATTAGGTGAACCTTGTACTAGTGGCGTAACATGTGGAATACATGATGGAGGTGATCCCACATAGATAGAGTGTGGAAAAGTAACATCAGTAACACGGTATGCAAGTTTACCTTCAATAATAACATTGTTACTGCCCATGCCGCATTTTCCTGGAGGACAGGGCGAGTGAGGTGTTAACATATCAGTTGTTCTTGCGGCTGCTGGCATTATGTAATTAATCCTGTTTTCTCGGGTACAACAAGTCCTGACGTTGCAGCACGATATGACTGGGCAGTATCATCATTTGTTTTCATTATAGCAATAATATGATGGCGAGTAATAGTCACTTCACCTTGACTTGCACCAGTTACAGTAAATGCTTGAAATGTTACTCCTTGTTGACTAAAGGCAATAGTCAATGGTTGAGATAAGACCACATGTGTTTCTTCTTCTCTTATCAACTTTCCTAAAACTTCTTGCCCGCCCGGAAGAGCAATAGTAACAATATCATTTTGTTTAAATTTTGGTTGTACTAACATATTTTCCTCATTCTGCTGTATAAATTATTTATTCTTTTTATTAACTATGTATATTAAATATCTCTGAATTTTAATGTATCAATAATAAAATCTTTTGAAAAACGTTTTAATATGTCAATATCTTTGCTCACATCTTCTAATTTTTCAACAATACCATTGCGTCTGTTTAATATCCATCCGTCAACAACGCATATCAAATACATGTCTCCATAATACAAGTCATGTATTAACATTAATTCTGGGTCTAAAGTAACGTCACTATGATAAACTGTATAGAAACATCCTAAACCATTTCCACTATTAGTATAGAATTGTTCACTGATATATTCCCATACATCTGGCCATGTAGTTGGATTGTCATAATTAAATCCGTTATGGTGATAATTCAACTTTTTCCACCAGGTAACTACATCTTGTAAATTATCTTTTGTAAAATCATTTTTTAACTGTAATCTAATTTGTCGCCACTCATAAAGTAGTGTAGATTTGTCTTTCATTTACATGGACCATCTCTTAACAGTATAACTAATTTCTACATCATATCCAGCATCTTGCGTAAAATATATTTTTAAACGATCACCCTTTTCTACAGTAGCAGTTTGTGCTGAATTTACCAAATCGTTTACTACGGTAGTATAATCCCATAGAGGATCTTGGCTTGTAATTATTACATCATCCCCATCTTGCTTCGTTTTCCCTACAAATCCGCTTGAGTTCAGTGGCGTTTCAAACCAATTATTAATTGCTAACTCTGTTTGATTTGTAACACGTATTATATCTTCACGTTTTACATCAAATTGAATATTAGAAAATTCTACTTCCGGTGCCACTGGTGGCGCAGGTACCGCTGGCGGTTCAGGATACAATGGGTTAGGATACATCTCTGCTATACCATCTGTATTAAGATCCTGCCATAATTCTGTACTTTCATCTGTTAACTTAACTTGATTTACACCATGTGGATAACCATTTATTACTTTTATGGTACCAGTTCGCAAGAATAGATTTCCTGCACTAATACTTTTTTGTTTTAATGAATAGTCAATAAAAAATGTGCTACAACTGTCAAAATGATAACTTAAAAAAGTATCATGTTCAATTGAATAAAGTTTTTTGAATAAACTAGAACGTTTACCACTATGATGTGAATGTGATGATAGATGCTGGTCTGCAAATAATTGATTATACGTATTTTCTGTTAGAACTTCAACATTTCGGCGAGATCGTGCATAATATGGTGCTTCAAATTCAGGTACGTCTATAAATTCAACATTTACGGTATCAGCAAAATCTACATCTGATGGACTACCAATTAATGATTTAGTATAGTAATATTCTCTATGCATATTATTATAGTTATATAAGGTATAATCATTCGTTCCTGCTTGATCACGTTCCTTAATAAAGATAGTGGCATTATTTAATGTTAAATCTGGTAATGCCCATACTAATTGATACTCTAATAAGTTCAGTGATGCCAATGCATCAGATGCATACACAGGTAATGTGGTATCATCATATCTATAATAGTTGTTAACTTCTTCTAATGTCATTGACGAAAGAATACTATTTACTGGAACATCTGCAATTCTAGGAGATAAAATATCAAATTCAGAAAGAATTAATTCTAATCCATTCTGTATATCTCGACTATAATCTATGTAGTAATCATTATTTACAAGAGGAGTTCCATCACTGCGTACATTTGGAATTGCAATTGGAGTATCTGATATATTTTGATTATCTACATCAGTTGTTCTAAATTGAAAATCTTGATCACCGGTGCCTAAAAGTTGCCACGTTATGTTGCTTTTATACCAATATGTAACTCTATCTGGACCGGTAATTACTGCAACATCACCTTCCAATCCAAGACTACTGACTGGAGAATTTGTGGTATAATCTATACTTGCATTTAGAGGATCATAATTAAGAACATAATCAATAACTTCTGGTATCCACTCAGTATTATTCCACTTAAATAGTCCGAAGTTAGATTTATTCATATAAGTTGAGTTGTTATTTGGAGCAATATCCTGTGATGGCATTGCTGCACCATGTCTCATATATAGTGATGTGACAGTTACATCTCTTACTGAGTCATAATATGACGATGTGACAATTCCTTGTGTGTAATCTTCAACTCCGATTACTTCTAGTACTTCGCCATTACCGTTCAATGGTCCAACTGCATTAGATTTAAATTTTACATTTACTACATTATCGCTTGCGCCCATTATATAGTAATCAGTGTTGCCTAATTCTTTTATGATATAAGTTTTACCAGGATCAATTTCCGATGATGGAATTCTGTGGTCATCATATAAAAATCTTTTTAGATAAATTGTTTCACCTGGCGATAAATTTACATTTCCTTTCCATTCTACATTATGTAGATAGAAATGCATTGCCCGAATTAAAGCATCAACATCGTTGACATTACGAATTACTAAGTCTTCGTCAACTGTTAGTCCAGGTTCTGGATTATTTGCACTATCCAACCAAGACTGAATAACTGCATGTGCATTTTCGAATGCACCAAATTGAACTTCGTCAATCGCATCATCTATACCAACGAATAACTGATTCGTATCTATAGTGAATCCCATTTCGCCAGTTTCAAATGTGTCAACGCCGATTTCTTCACGTAAACCGCGTCTTAGTAGAATTTTTACGTTTGTTATAGCCATTTCGTGTAACTCCTAGTTACATGTATTTATCAAAATACTCTTGAACTTTATTTGCCCATTGCAAGGAGTAGTTATCAAATTCTTCACCTTCTACTACAAACTCTTGGTAATTTCCTAAATTATCTGCCTCTGCATCCCATCCAATCATCATAATAACAATTGTACGAATATTTGTTCCATATAATTCATTATGAGCGGCTGCATATGCTGCACCTTGTAAAAAATAATCGTCGATCCATGCCCGCTTTTTTGGCTTACGAGTTGTTTTAAAGTCAACAATTGCTTGCTGTCCTTTATATACACCAATGCAATCAGCAGTTCCAGCATATAAACCAGGATAATATAATGGTACTTCTGTGCCCCATACCTCATTAATTTTACTTAGTCCAGATGAAATTACAATATCTGATAGTTCTTTTGCCATCTGATGTATTAGATTACTACCAGACGGGCGATCTTCTTCTAAAATAAATTTCTCTAAATGTAAGTGTACCTGAGTGCCAATACCTGTGGCAAGGCGCATAATACGGTCCGCCTCTTCGTTGCCAACACGTTTTCGCCATTCATGAATAGCGGCTTTATCTGCAAGTGCACTTAAAACTGTCGTGACACTAGGCAAAGGTTTCCCGTCAGGTGTTTGATAATGTCTAGAGCCATTAACATTAACACGGGACAAAGGAGCATATGAATAAGTTTCTTTTAACATAGAGTAATATTATCATATAAATTTAGACTTGTCAAGAAAAAAGCGCAAGATATTATATCTTACGCTCTTATAATAATTATAATTCACTGAATAATATTACAAATGCGGTTTTAAATCAGCAATCATACGATCTTTTGTATTTCTACGATCCAATTGAATTCCTAAGTTTTCATCTGCCCAAATATCAATTTCTTTTTTGGTCATTTTAGTAAAATCTGGAACAGTGTTTTCATTTGAAACTTCTTCTTTTGTTTCAATTATTACAGATACAGATGCATTTGTATCAACTGTAATTGGAGCAACGGTTTCTACTACCGCGTCTTTAACTTTTTCAGAAACTGCAATTTCAATTTGTTCTTTTTCTTTTTTTAGTTTTTCTGCCGCGGCTTCTGCCTTTTTCTCTGCCATAAGTGCAGAATTTTTTCTTGCTGATTTATTTGCCAAAGTCTCCCGGCGTTTTTCTGCAACCTCTGGAGATAAAGTTTTTAATACTTCTTCTGATGTACTACTTTCAATAGATTTAATTATGGTCTTCATTTCTTTCTTAGAAACTATTCTCGGCTCTTTACCGCCTTTAATTATAAGTGGCATTATTTTATTCTCCTTGATGTTGCTTTCGTAGCAAGTTTTTTAACAGCTTCTTTAGAACTATCATCATTATCTGATGTAGGGACAAATTCTAATTCTATACTGCTATTAGTCGCACTATTAACATATTTACTATTTGTAAGTAAGTCAACTAAGCCTTCGATAGTTATCGAATGGCCAAGATCATTTAACTCGCGTACCATTATTTCAGTACCTATACTATTAATATCATTTGCTTTTAAGCGAACAAGATAAACATTAATATCATTCATAAGTTGAGACTTATAATTGTCATTTTCGCTTAAAAGTGTAGAAATTTTCATTTTATGTTCTCTTTGTTCTGCCTAATGGTTCATCATCCGGACCAGATGCCGCTTCATCACCACCTGCAAAAGCATCGCCATCTAATTCAACATCATCTTCAAAATCATCTTGCATATCGCCGCCGATTTCAATATCGCTTGCCATATCATTTGATGGTTTTTCACCATTAAGAACTAGAACTGCATCATTAACAGTATCTTTTGTTGAACGTGCCTGTCCCAATAGACCAGAAATAGCATCATTCACTGACTCTTTGAATGCTGTTGCACGATCTGCACCATGTGAGTATGCCATTTCATCTGATAGTGGTCCAAGTTGATCATTTTGTAATTTACCTAATTTTTCAATCATATCCTGTAGTTCATCTACCATGCCACGCGCCGCCATCAAAACTTCGGCTTCTGCTGCATCACTCTCAAGCAAGGTATTAAGTTCTGCTAATAAGTTTTCTTGAATTTTTTGAGTTGACATTTTATATTCCTTTTGACCGTTGAAAGTATTTGAAAATTCATTTTGTGTATTTACTTTTGGTGCATCGCTTTCATTTTTATTGCCGCCAAGTGCTTTAGCAGCAACTGCACGTGTTGCAACATTGGCTGCTGCGCCAGCAACTTTACTACCAACCTTTTTTGCAACCGCGCCGCCAACTGCTCTTGCTGCCATACCAACTAATGGCACTAATGGTAATACTTCGTCGGTGCGTTCTTTGCCTTCGGCATGCATTGCTGCCATATGTGCTTTATATTTCTTGGTACCTTTTTTATGAGGACTTTTACCTTCTTTCATATATGAAGATTCTTTTACCCAGCAATCTAGTGTAGGATCATTACAATCATTTTTACAATCAGTTGTTGGCTTGCCGAAGGTATCACCGCAATCTTTACATACTGCTTTCATTGCATTTTCCTTTGATGCTTCGTAAGTTGTCATTGTATCAAACTCATCGTCATCAAATTCGCCAAATGCTGGGTGTTCACCATGACCGAAAAACTTTTTAGCTTTTTTAGTAGCTTTGCCGATTTTCTTACCTGCTGCTTTCACCGTGTCTTTGATGCCTTCATCTACTGACTCGCCCATTTCTTCTGCTTTTGACGCATGTTTGGCTTTCTTCTTAGCCGGCGATTTGCCTTTTTTCTTTGCATCTTGATATGCTTTTAAACCTGCTGGTAATTCACCTTCCGCAACGTGTGCTTTCAATAGTGATTTGATTGTTTCAATCATAAGCATGTTTTCAACATATGCACGATCCTGGTGGTCTGCAGTCATTTCACGCTTTTGTGCTTCTAATTGTGCTTTCGCTTCTCTCAGTGATTCAAGATCACCATCTACTTCATAACCAAAGTTGCTTTTCATATACTCATTCATTTTTGAAGAGATAGCAACTGGGTCAGAGTTGTAAAAAATTGTTTTTCTCATGGTATTTGCCCCAATACATAAAGTTATATCATGTATTTATCTTTTTAGTTTCATTTTCTAATTTACTTAATCGACTCATATATGGATTTTATACTACGTTTTGCACTTCCTGCCTCAGATTTAGCACGTGTAAATCGTGCTTCTGCAATATTCATCTTGCCAGTATCCTTGCGTTTCTTTGCTTTAGAATATGTATCTTTATACTGAATGGCATCAAAATAGAATTTTTCGAATACTGCGTTACTTGCCATTATTTTTGTTAATTCTGGTGAGTTTATTTTCTTTCCAGAATTCAAATGTCTTGTTATAACATATGCAGTTTCATACAAACAAATTTCCTCAAATAATGTATCATCTGAACGATTGTCCCTAATATCATAGTAACCATTGTCATTTTTTTCAACAGAAAACATTCCTACTTTTACACCATTATGTGTCTTTGTAGACTCATTCATTGTTGTTGCAACTTTTTTACTAACATTGTTACTGGCACTATTAAATGCGTTCATAATATTTTCCATTGCTTTAATATCTGCAGTTTTAACTCCATGTGATACATCAATATGACCAGAGTCAGCCATTACTTGCTGTTCATGGGCAACCTGTTCTTTTAATGCAGTTTTGTCACCGTTCAGTGCCTTCATTAAATTTGACATTGCATTCACATCTTGTTTACTAGGTGTTGTCATTACATCCTCCGTTAGTTGACTCTATATCCACGTAGTGTTGGTACTAGCACACCTTTATGTACTAGTTTGTCAGCAATTAATGCTGCACGTTCACTCAATTGAGATTCATTAACATATTCATTCTCAGTAAACATTTCTGCTAATAAATCACTTTCTTCTTCGGTGATCATCACATATATACCACCTAATACTTCTTGTAATTTCATGCTAACCTCCTTAAATAGGCTGAGATTATTTTAGTTTATTTAATAGACTTCTAAATTGCTGGGCAGTCTTTGGATCACTTGCTAATTTATCTACCGATGATGCCTGTGCTGCCATTGCTTTCCGTTGCATTGGTGTTAAGGCTTTTCCTTGTTCTGCTTTATCTAATGCAGATGCCGCTTGTTGTCCAGTTACTCCACCTAAATTCTTTTTGCCCAGACGCTGCATTGCTGCTGCTTTCTTGCTCATCGTGGCGTTATCTGTTTGTGCACCGGCTGCAGGGGCTGACGCTGAAGATTGTGCTTTCTGTCCACGCATTTCGCCCGGCGATAATGTACTACCAGTTGAATATGCCTCTTCGACGCTAAATCCCAATATTTCTTTTGCAGTGTCTGAATCTTGATCACGCAATGCTCTCATTAAATTCACATAGTTACCAAAGTCAAGGGTTTTCATTCTATCTTTAACGTCGGAATCATTTGCACCAACTAAATCTGCAATATTAGTCAACTTAGTATTATAAGTTTCAGTGACCATCGCATTTTCTATATCATTTTTTAATCCCATTATTTTTCTACCTATTTAACATTTTTAATCGTTTACTCGCTGGATTCATTCTCTTAGTCATTTTTGATTTTCGGGACATCCGTGTACCCATTTTTGCTTTAGTTTTTGCAAGTGTGAAACGTTTCTTTACATCTACAGGTTTAAAACATGCAGATGGATTTTTAACAGTTTTGCCTTTTAATCTACCTGATGAACAACGATATTTACGTACCACTTTTTTACCACTACGGGCATAAACAAGTTTTGCTTCATAAAACTCTTCTTTTGGCGTTATAATCTCTTCTATTATCATTATATCACCTTAAACACAGAAGTCAATAGTGCAATTAGCAATGTACCAAATAATGTTGAACTTGCCCAAACAACTATCTTTTTTAATTCTGTAAATTGTTCCTTTGTATCTAATGTTTGACGTTCTACTAATGTTTCTAACCGCCTGATTGAATCATCTAATTTCTTAAATCGTTCATGATTAACTGCTACATGAGTTTCTAAACTCTGCATCTCAAGTGCTGCTAATTGCGGTTCATTTATAGACATCGTTCTTCTCCACTAAATGTTATATGTATTTATCATTTTAGTTTAGAAGAATTATCCACATATAAAAAAACCCAGTAAAAACTGGGTTTTTTCTTTACATTCACTGCTTAATGGGGTATCTCCACATTCTATTTCATTATGCGAATGATTCCAAGACCATACTATGTAGTGGGCGCTCAATAGAATGTAGATTTATAGTAGTTCTGACATCTCAAATTCCATTGTGATAGGATCAATTGGCACACCATCAATATCTACACCGTAGAATATTTCTTTAAGTAATGCGACATTATCGCCACTACGTTGAAATGCTTGCCCATGCTCTACCGCAAATTTAAAAATCATACCATTACCAGTTAGTGTCGGTGCTAGACCAGTAAGTGATACTGGAATAGGACTATTCATAATTACAGGTTGTGCCACCAGATTGATTAGATTACAAACATCATCAAAATTTTGTTGTGACTGATCTAAGATATCACCGGTTGAGGTGATGTCTAATGTTTTTACATATATTGTATAAAAATTCAAGTTACCTGATAGATTTTCACTTGAACCTGCTGCACCGTGTATTCTTGCCATATTATTTTCTCCATTATGGTGTATGTGAGTATTTATCAATATCTGATGATAATTAAAAACAAAAAAAAGACCCAGCATAGCCGGGTCTTTATACTCTAATAGATAGAGGTTATGTATTAGTAATCAAAGTCTGTTACTGTATAACCTGCACCTAGTGCTGCTTGTAGGTCTGCTGCATCCCATGCGCCGTTGTTTTCAACTGCAACACGTTCGCCGCCTGCACCTAGAATTACAACTGTTGCTCTCATACCAACTGTTTCGACAACTAATTTCATGTCTACTGCTGATGTGTGTGCAATTGTGAAGTGTACTAGTGATCCTGTTAGGAATTGACCTGCGTCATATGATTCATGTACTTTTGCTACCATTTTATTTCTCCATTAAAATTTGTTGAGACTTTATCATCTCTATACTTTTATTTATCATTTCTAGCCAACAAATATGTTATTGTTTATTCCTAGGCTGAAATTTTCTTAGTCCAGATTTGTCAGGTGATTGATATGATGTATTTCCCATGCGTTTTCCTAATGCATCTGCGCCCTTTGATAAGGCATATATACCACCAATCGCAGCGGCAGCTTTTACTATTGGTTTATTCCATATCTTTTTCTTTTTATCATTTTTGTCATTGACAATATAATTACCACGTTTCTGAAAAGACATTAAAGGCTTCATCATTTCACTTCTTGGTGCCTTTGAACGCATAAATTGTACACTTCGAGTTACAAGTAATGATCTTTGATTTTGATTTAAGTTTTCCCAATCACCAACCAAACGGCGCATCGATTTGAGCATACTGTCTTGTATATTAAACTGACGCTGAAATCTTAAAAGCATCTTTTGTTCATATGCAGAATTTGATTTATTATTTCCTATATGTGTAAGATATTGTAGTATATCTGTTTTATTAGGCGAAATTCGTTTCTTCGCAATAATATCTTTATCATTTGTATACTTTTGATCTTTGCCCATTAATCGATTTAATGAAATATATAAATCAGTGCCACTAGTTCTAAACGTATCAAAATTTCTAAACGTAATACTACGGGCTGCATATTCTGATGCCAATGGCGAATAATCATAATCTTTATTAAAAATATTAAGTACCATTAAATACATAAATGCGAGATTTGCTGCATCATCTAAATCTACACTTGCAGCAATATTCTTAGTTCTGAATAATCTACTTTCAGATAATTCATTTAATAATTTCAAATTCATACTATCGTTGATTTGTTCTGGATCATGGCCACCATAAATTGCTGCCCATTGACTTGCTGTATATTTGTTATCATCTGCCATGCTTTATTTCCTTTTATCTAGTATATCCTTCATGACATTTGTTGCGGTATTCGTAAAGCATCGTGGTGCCACACTATGTATTAATAATGCTGGCACTAATAATTGCAATTTCACTGCAGTACTTAGTGCAGTAGCCATATGTTGAAATCCACTTTCATTTACACTTTCTAAATGTTCTTTGCATTTTTTACTAAACATTATATTATCTTTCTTTTGTCATGTTTGCAGCACTAAAACCACTGCGATTAACTAATTTACTATCACCCTGGCCAATAACGTAGCCTTCACCACCTCGCTGTCCATTCGTATATGCCTCTACATCTGCGTCACTTGCATCTAATTGTGCAATTATATCATTTTTTACTTTCATAATACCCATTATTACTGTAAATAATGCCTTCATTCCTTCAGCATTGTTATTTACATGATTGTTCATTCTATCTTTCATCTGTTCAGACATTTTAGCAGTTGCTATCCATTTTGACCAATCACCTGTTAAGTTATCTAACTTACGTGCTTTTGTCATATTATTGACGTATGTATAAAGTGCATTTTTGAAACTTGATAACTTGTTTGATTTTAAAAAATTATCATCTAACAACATATCTATCTTATTGGCACTGGAATTTGCAATGCTTGCTACTTTGTCCAAATCATCTGCCTGTACTCTTGGTCCCTTTGTGAGTATCACCGGTGGCATGATAAGAAGATTACCTGAGTTTAACTCTGATGTATCTACTTTACTTTTTGTTCCGTCTAGTTCAATCTTAGCATGTAACACTACACCTGATTGACTTTTTGATATTTGTTTGCCAATATCACTATTGCCACGAACACGATACGTTACCGTATTTGGTGTAAAAACAAAATGTCCATCTTCAAAACCTGGTTTTGTAAAATATAATAAGTCGCCATGAACATAACCTCTAAAGTTTTCTGGCGTTGCTGCTTCATATATATCCCATATGCTTGTCATTTGTTTTACAAATGCCTTACGATTAGCATCTGGCGCTTCTTTGCCTCGTCTTAAAAACATTGATGCCATATCGTTTTTACTTGTTACTTTCCCATCATATCCTTTTGCACCAAAGCCACTCTTGTCTGTTAATACAAATTCACCATTCTCATTGCGACCAAAGATTACTGCAGGCGAACCATCCCATTTAACAGTAACATTTTCAGGAGATTTCTCTAAATTCTTTAATGTTTCAATCGATTTTGCAACACCTTTTGAACCATGCCAAATAGCAAAGTCTTCAACGTGTTGAATACGTGCATCTGATTCACGTAACGAAGATTTAGCCCCTTCACCTAACTCAGTTGGAACACCAGCATTTTGTATACTTGGATTATCTTTATAATTTTTAAAAATATCTGCGGCTATATTAGAAGGATAATTCTTTTTAATTGCAGCGTATAACGTTTCAAAACTATACAAATCATCAACACTATCTAATTTTAGTATCTTGGCCCAGTCGTTAGGACTTTTGAATGGTCCTTTAATGACTTCATTCTTATTTGCTTTTGTATATCCCAATCCATTTTTCTTTTTAACTGGTCTGCGTACTACACGCACCATGCCATCGGTAGGGGAAAACATCCAACGCTCTAGTTCTAGAGGTCTACCATCACTAGTTTTATCATTACTTGCCACGACATCTAACACACCGGCAATAGATGCTATCATAATATTACGATGAACACCTTTGTAATTACTATGTTTGCCGTCCTTACTCATTGATTTTGAGTGAGGTGAATGATAATAATTCTTCATAAAATCTACATCACCTGGCATAAAGTCAATTTGTACTTTGCCTGTGCGTGGTTTGTCTCCATCTTTTTTGTTAGCATCAAAGCCAACAATATCTACTACGGTCATAAACACACTTGATTTTCTTATATCTTGTATTATTGACGAAGCCTGTAATCTTTTTTCAAATTCATCACGTTTATCACTGTCTAATTGCACTGCAATATCAATGTCACCAGAGAATTCTTTTTTGCCAACACTGCCTAGTGCATTAGATAATAATGGTATACCTAATTCTTTTTCTAATTTTTTTAATGTAGGAGCAATTTCAGAATGATGAATAACACCAACGCCAGGCATTTTTCCACCTTCGTTAATTTGTGTATCATCAAGTAAGTTCTTCATACGATTATGTAGACCAACTTGTTTTAAGCGTGGCTTTCTTGGACCTCTAAATCGACGTTCAATTCCCTGATTTAAAATTATGTCTGATATTTTCATTTTTTATCCCCAAATGGATTCTCGCCCGTAAGTTGAGGTCTAGAAAACCACAACTTAAACCACTCGGGTGTACCTGGCTCAATATTGTTCTTTTTTTGATACTCACCTTTTTCTTGCCCAGTATGCGATATGTTTTCCTGGTCTTTAGAAACATCATACGGTTTGTATATGCCTGCTAAAACTTTTAGTTTATTTAACTGTTGTTCATAATCCATTATTTGTCTACACTATTCATACCACGGCGAAACTTCCGAGGATCTTTTGTACGAATACTGTTAACTAAACGCTTTTGTAAATCATGTGATGTGTCTTCATCAAAATTTAACTCTATAAATTCCATCAGATGTATTACACCAGCAATAAGATGTTCACCCTTTTGCTCAACTAAACGTTTATTATCTTTGTCATAAGATATGCTGTTTAATTCTTCAAATAGACTTTTACGTTTCATAACAATTCTCCGTTAAGTGTATTTATCAAGTTTCGTCAAAAGCCGACCTGCTTTTAGTTTTCAACATTGCTCGGAGTGAACTTGCTGCCTTTGTTTTTTCAAATACAGGAGTATCATCATCTGATTTATTTAGAGTTGTTTTCTTTCTAAGTTGATCAACAACACTGGTGGTACCGCCACCATTGCTCGGTGTACCTGCACCAGTACTATCCTGATCTGGATCATCTGATATACGTAGACTATCTCTATCAAATAATAAACTTACTTTGCTACCAACTCCAGAAGATGAACGTGTTTTTAATAGTTGCAATTGATATTGTCCACGTTCACGCATGGCATTCGATGTGAAAATACCAATTACATTATCAGCAGTTTGAATTTTACTAATGCCACCCGCAATATGAGAATGATCAAATTCAATTTCTTCAACTGCACTACGATTTAATTGTGATGCAGTCACCGTAACAGTTTGCGTTTCCATAGAAAAGTTGCGCATTTCTTCTGTGACATACTTGTCTTTGGTAAAGGTATCACCTGCTTGGACTTTTTTAGTTGCGGGCATTAACAAATCTAGATAGTCAATACACATGCAATCTACTGTTTTGCCAGTTTGTATCTGAAGTTCTTTCAAGTAAGACCGTAGATCATTGATTGTTGAACCACTCGGAAGATACTTTATACGTAGCATACCGGACTGTTTGCCTTTCGCTTTAACTTGTAGTTCAACATCATCTAAGTCTTTAAAAATGCGTCTAGTACTGCGGTCCGTCTGCATTGCATACATACGCATACTTGAAAGTTCCTCGGATAACTCCAATGTGAAGTAGACACAATTCAACCCAGCCTCCGCCCAATTCAGGCTCATATTTTGCATAAAAAGGGATTTACCTGCCCCGGAGCCGCCTGCAAAAATCGTAATCTCCCCACGATTAATGCCACCATATAACTTATCATCAAGAGATTTCCAACCAGTCGTAATCTGACCATTGTTGTCTTTCATCCGTTCAAGCACACCTCTAGGATCAGCAAAATAATCTGTTCCTAAACTACGTGCCAGTCCAATTTGAACGGCCTCTTTGATTCTAAGTTCTACTTCACCGTACTTGCCAGTCTCAAGTAAGTCTGTGCTATCGATAATAGCCTTCTCAATAGCCTTGTGACGGCAAAATGTCTCAAACTCATCCACAAACCATTCTTCATGCTGGGTTATGTTGTCCAACTTCTCAATGTCTTGCCCCGTTTCTGCCTTAATAATTGCAGTGTCTGGCAGTGTAGAATAATCTTCACTATAATCAATAAGTTGTTTGACCACAGGACGAACACTGCGGTCGAAATATTCAGGCTTGATAATCCCTCTGATTCTAGTATATAGTTCAGGATTAGTTACCATGAATTGAATGAATAGTTTCTGTAAGTCTGGGCTATAATTTTTTACTTCTGACATTTGTATAGTATATCATTTCTATGTGTAAAGGTCAACACTTTTAATCAAACAGTGCTGGATTTAAATTGTTTTCTTCTTTCTTGCGTAATCTATCTCTCTTCCATCCTTCGCGCTGCTTTTCTCGTTTTGCCAGTTCTCCTGCAGATGGCGAAATAGGATCCGGGTCAGGTAATACTTCTACTTCATCAAGTGTTGGTAAGAAAGCATCATATGCGTTTTTATTCATTTCAAATCCAACAAATTTTCTACCATATCGCAATGCAGTTCTAGGCGTAGTAAAGCCACCACAAAATGGATCCATTACTACATCACCACGATTACTACTATATAGTATAAACTTCTCAATCCAATCTTCATTCAGTTGGTTCTTGTTTTTAATTTGTCCAGGTTTATGACTACGCGGCATTGTCTGTACTGTCAATCGGTCATGATAACTATCTTTACTATCAGTGTAATAAGCATTGGTATTAAATGTACGCTTTTGCTTGCTTGTTTCTGGCTTTGACCAAAACAAAACATGATAGTGACTACTTACAAATTTGTTTTTTGTTGATACACCAAAACTATATTGTGCAATAATATGATTAATTTCTTTTAAGTCTGTTGAGTGCAATGCATTAAGTATATGATGCAAATTTGTATAACCACTGACAATATACATACTACCGCCCGGTCGCAAAACTCTTGCACATTCTGTGATCCATTGCTTAGAAAATTCACCATATGTTTCTAATGGAACTTCTACATAACCTGGAACTACGTTGCCTTCATCACGATTATAATGTGTGTCAAGTTTATCACCCTCAATACCATACGGAGGATCAGTAAATATCAAATCTACTGTTCCATCTTCTATATGTTCACTGATGCCACTAGTGCAATCTTGATTATAAACTGTATAGGTCATTTACTCTCCTTGATATCTGTCAATTATACTATAATTCGAATAAGATATCAAGCATTTTCTATACTTTGTTTAACAGATTCAATTACCGCACGTTGTGCTTTACGTTTTGCATCTTTGTAATTAACTTCTACAAGTTGTGTATTTGAAATATCTTCTGGTCGAAAAACGAACTCTAATGCATCGAATGGAATATGTGCTTCGATACCGTCAGAAACACCAACCAAATACGGTTTTACATCCTCTGAACTAATAATTGCAATTGCATTTTGCTGACCAAGCATATAAAAATCAGCAGGGTTTTCAATTGTAGTGCCTTTGTTTTCGCCTAAACTATTTTTTAATTTTACTTTGACTGTCTTTTTTTGCTTGTTACGTTTGGTAAACATACCGTCAGTCATATATTTAAATTCGATATCTAAATTTTCTATTGTGTCCCGATGATCTCTGCCAATATCATCAATCCAAACTAATCTCCCATCTGTTGCTGCTTCAACTGTTTGTTCAATTATATCTGCCTTATCAAATCTATCTTTGCGGTCGTTTAATTGTGATCCTAAACTATATACGACCGAACTGTATACTTGTGAATTAATTACTGATTTTAATTGAGTAGCATATGTAGAAGTTTTCATTGTAGTGTTTCCTAAAATTTCAAAATTTCCCCAATAGTCTTCTGGTTCTATTTGAGTTTCATCAATATTACTAAAGATATCCAACAAATCGGCTCTCTGTTTATTAGCATGTACGTTCTTTATATAATGATTCGTATTGTTTGTCAAGTAAAAAGAGCGCCGAAGCGCCCTTTTATTTTCCTCTACCAAATCTGTTTGCTGGTCTATAAAAAATCTTTTGATTATGGAATCTTCCTAGCAAATCACGAATTTCTTTCAACTCTTGTGCTAGTTTATCATCATGTTCTTCCATTAAACGTTTTGCCCTTCTGGAAACTTTTGCACTTAGTGCGTTTTCTATAATTTCTAAATCCCTAACTGATAACTTAAAATTTTCATTTGGTTTCATAGTCCTAATCTCCACATCCAAATCGGTATAACAACTACATGTAATACAACACACAAGACAAGCATTAATATAACTATTTTATAATTGCCTCTATCGCCGTGCATTACGTTCTGTTTCCTCTTAGAGCAAAATACATTCCGCCTACCCATAGTAGAACATGAAAGTGGTCGTATAGGATCACATCCCAGAAACTTTCTGGTTCGCCTGTCCATATAACACCTGTCATAATACTGGCAATAGTAATGCCACTGAAACGTGTAATAACATCACCAAACTCTTTTAGTCGTTTGATATAGTCTGATAGGCCGCCGACTAATAATCCTGCAGCGGCTCCAAGTTCTCCTAGTACAACAACCGACCAAACTAATAGTGTAAGTTCTACTGGCGAGTCTTCGATATTGATTGGCCACTTGTTCATTCCTTGCTGAAAAAATACAACAATAAGTGGAATACGAAGTAGCCAATGAGTCATACAAAACTCTGGAATTTTGTTTACAAAGTTTCTAAACATAACTTATAACTCTGCTAACAATGCCTTTAGTTTTTTCTTTGACTTGCCTTTTACTTTGGCTTTGGATACATCATTGTCTCCGTCACCTACAACAACAATAGCAATCATGCCCATCGACTTGTGTGGTGAACACTGATATACATAGACGCCTGGGGTATCAAATGCAATTTCAACTTCTTTGTTGAGTTTTGATTTACGTGGTGCTTTCCAACCATCTGGACCTGCAATAAATTCCACATTGTGACCTTTTGATGTCGGTACCCAAGTAATTGTATCACCTACGTCAATACGTGTGATATCTTCTGAGTACACCATCTTTGCACCATCATCACGATTATTTAACATTTCTACTGTTGTATCTTCTGCATATGCATTAGTAGCAAATAGTGCCACAATTGCTGCAACAATTAAATTTTTCATTTTCTTTCCCTTTCATCTTCTCAATAATACTTATTAATAATATAGTGTATATTTGTCAAGTTTCAAGTAAAACACATGCGATAAAGTGTAGCAGTATTACATCTATTTGGTTTGAATATTCTGTTCAGTTTCAAATTCATTAACACTATTATATGTTTTTAGTTTGAGACCATAATTGTTTGTGTTTGTTGATAATGTAATGCCATCTTTTAGTTTTAACATATTCTTTTTAAATGGCAAGTAGTCTACATAATGATGCCATCTTCCATATCTCCATACCACTTTCGCAACATCCGGATGCATATCTGCTAACATTTGTGATTTATTAATTGTTCCATCACTGTTGTATTTGGTTTTTTGAAAGTCTTCATTGTCCGTATATTCAGCATGATAAAATTCTTCTGTATTCCCACCCTTAACAGTTTGAGTTGCACACTTTCCCTGTAAGAATGCATTAAATTGTATTGTACAATCGCCATCTTTAAGAACACGAAGACAAATATCAGTATCCTCATTGTATCTGCCACGCCATCTATACTTGCAATCATTTTCAATTAAAAGTGTTGAATATATTCGAGTGTTTTTTACATATGGAGGATATGATTGATCTGCTGCGCAGAAAAAACGATACTGTGGTCCAGCAATTTTTACATTTTCATATCTATCACAAAAGTCTTCCATAATCTTGAAGAACAAACCAGACTCTACACGAATACGCTGATTATTATGTAGTCTATAAAAGTCTTGAATATTATCATCTAGTACCCAATGTCTTTTTGCTTTCAATACTTCCATAGAATGATCCCAGCACCAATTTCTTGCTCTTCCTGGTCCATCACCATGATTACTGAAAGGTAATGTTAGCAATGTAACATATGGCCGAATATTAAATTCATCTAATGCAGCATCATAATTATCATAATCTTGTGGTTCTACAGAAATATAATGTTTTATTCCCATACGTGCTAATGAACGAGAAGTAAACATGGATTCATGTCTAGTTTTAGATATAATATATACTGGATATTTCGGATCAGTTCGTTTACTCATTGCCAGCCTTCATTGTTGTCATCATCGATTGCTGTATCTTCATCATCATCATCTTCTATCCAACGAAGTAATGCATTTTTAGTAATTTCTAACTTAGGATACCATGCACTTTTTGTTTTCTTTGTAAGATGTGTATTGCCAGTTAATTTTGCAAATTCATCATAGTCTTCTTCATTACGAAAATGAATTCTAACTGTTTTCCAAGGTCCATTATCTTCCTGTACAAATTCAGGCATTTCTTTCCAATGTTGTGTCCAGTGGTCTGGATTAATTTCTACTTCTTCAACATCAAATAAACTTGCAAACGCATCAGGATTTTCTAGTTTTTTCTGTTTATTTTGGGCAGCAAGGTCCATCAAGTTTTCATATTCACCAGATTCTTTTACTTCTGATGTAGGTATATTTGTTTCTTCTGTCATATCGTATCCAATAAATTATAACTTTTAAGGTAATTATAACACAAATTATAGTAACATGTCAACTATAATATACTAGTATGTTTGAATAATTTTATCAGCAATTCCATGTTTAATTGCCTCTTCTGGAGTTAACCACATATCACTTTCTGGAAGCAAGTTTTTACGAATATAACTTTCTGTTTTGCCTGTACATTTTTTATAATGGTCAAGCATACGTTCTGTTGATAATTCGAACTCTTTAACAATTGACATTAGTTCGTGTTCTTTGCCTTTCGACCCCCAACTATATTGATGTGACATTACACTAGTATTCTGTGTTAGATACCTATGGCCTTTTTCGCCTGCCATCATCAGTAGAACACCGCAACTTGCAATCATACCCATTCCATATGTATATACTGGAATTGAACTTTGTTTGATTGTATCAATTAGATGTAGTGCGCTATTTACTGCGCCACCGGGAGAATTAATATAAAGATGAATTACCTCAGGTTTTTGGCCTTCGGGCATCATATTATATTCCATAATCATTTTGACTAATGGCATACAATTTTCTTGATTGAATTCCTTATCCATGAATAAAACGCCGTTATCGTATAGTATTTCACCTGGCTTTTTTGGTTGCGCCGGAGGCTGCGGCATCTGCATTTGAGGTGGTGCCGGTTGCTCTTTCGGCGATGGAATTACTTTTGTTTCTACTGCTGGTTTCTTCTCTGGTTTCTTTTTAGTTGTTTTCTTTTTGACTGGATTCTTTGCCATGTATTTGTATTTCCTATATTATCCTAAACGCATTTTTACGTTAATTTTGGTACTATTACTTATCTTACTATCAATTATACTCTTTAGAGTATATAACTTACCATATTTATTCACTGCATCAGCAGCATCTTTTATATCATCTTCCCATCTTGGGAAACTAACACTCCAACCGTTTTCAATAGCCTGTTTAATTAATTTTTCGCCAGCCTTATCCCTGTCAGGACTTAATATGATATCACCTTTAAATAAGTTAATATAGTCTATTTGTTCTTTACTTGCCTCATTACTCATTATAGCAACACCATCTAATGCTGCTGCATCAAACACCCCTTCTGTTACTATTAAATACTTACGTCTACTCTTAATAACATCAATATTATAGATGAAGTCTTTGGGTGTCTTCATCATATATTTTGAATCTGCTTTACCAGTATAGTCTCTGCCAGTATATCCTACTATTCGTTCACCTTGTAGATAGGGAATAATAATACGTTTTCTGAATACTGGATGTGGACTCCAATATATATTAGATATGTGATCGTATATTCCTCTGTCTACTAGATATTTAGCACCTAAAATTGCCCGTCTATCTGGATGTTCACTTTGTAATATATCATCTAGTAAAACACTATCCTCTGGTAATTCGCATTCTTTAAATTTAGGTATGATGGTACTTGATTTCTTACTGGCAAACACCATTGGACCGTCGGCTAATTCTTTGTCTCTAATTGCTTGTAATTGTATTCTTTTTATTTCAGAATCAGAGATGCCTAAATTACGCATTAGCAAAATCATTTTCTTATTAATGACTCTGCCTAACTTATGTGATGCCGTAAATCCACAATTAAAACAATGATACGATATACTATCTACATCGTTTCTAATACCACCGCGCAATCTTGTATCATTTCTTGCTTCGCCATTTTCTATACAACAAGGACAATTAAATGATAACCAGCCACCACTGCTAGGCCTCTGAGGTCTAGGTAGACTCGAATATATAACTTCCTGTAGATTCATAAGTTCATAATAAACTATAATACAATAATTGTCAAGTATTATTTAAAATTTAAATCCACTTTGCAATTTTGCGACCACCCATTGGATATACTCCAAATCTGGCACCTTTAATACCAAAGTTATTTCTATCTTTTGAGTATCTTACCATTAATACTGGTTCAAAGTCGCCTTCGAGTCTTTCTTTATTTGCATGAGATGAACCGGTTGCAACAAGTTTGTTACCATCAAATTTTGGTTCACCCTGTAATACCAAATCAACATTTTGCGGTCCCGTGGCACCGCCCCATCCTATACCATAAATTGCAATGCCGCGCAGTCTGCCATCTTTTAGTTTTCTAGCAAATGTTGAGCCTTTAATCATTTGTCCATCAGGTGATATATCTCTAACTGCCTGTACAAATGAATCTATTTCTTCTTTAATACTAGGTATACGTTTATAAACAACCGCAAGTTCTTTATCTGAAACTCCGCCCCATTGTCCAAAGTCTTTTGCTTTAGAACCTTTTTTATGTGAAATCCAAGCAACTGCATTGCCACTTGTATCAACTGCATGAAAATCTGATTTAGGAGTACCTGGAGTAGAGACAAACTTAGCGACCGATACCGTCTTATTACCGATAACAAGATCAATTTCTACATTTCCTTGTTTCATTTGATCTAACATTTTATTTATTGTTGCAAGCGCAGCATCTTCGTCACGTGTGGAAAACCCTGCACCTCTGCCACCAAACTCACCAGTTTTTTCTAAACCTGAAAGTCTAACTGTGCGACCGTCTTCTAGTTCAAATGTATCAGGAATAATACCATTTTTAAGATTATCTATAACTTCTGAATTCTTCTTAATTATCACAGATGGCTCACTTTGTCCAGCAAGAACAAAAGGATCACCTTTCTCAATCTTAGTAATTAATGCTTGCAATCTATTAGGATTATCTCTTAAATTTCCTTTTACAAGAGGTCCTTCTTGAAGTTCATTATATTTCATTTGTCTCTCTCTTTTAATTCCGTATCATGACTTTAGATATAGAGCCACTTGCAGCAGTATAACGTATTCTTATCCAGTTTACATTAGCATTTACCATATATGCCTGTACTCCTGTTTCATTATTAACAGTAATATTTTTATCATAAAATAACTGTGGAGTAAGATCAAACCAATCATTGTCATTTAATGATGGCTGAACTGAAAGATCACCTTGTATATTCACTGTTCCTGTCATGCCATCAAAATATAATGCGATTGTATGCAGTGACTTTGATTTTATTGTATTGCCACTACCATCAAATGTGGTTGTAGTATATTTAACTATTGTTTCGCCATTTTCTTCGAATGTAGATGGAAAGAATGTTGTTGTTTCTTGCGAGTCTTCAAATTGAGGATATATATCATCAATAACTTCTATAGTTCCTTTTGCATTATCGTATGTGTCAGTATATATAATTTGCTCTACACCATCATCAACTGTATACATTGCAAATTGATAGAATCCTTCAGGTAGCATAATGGTATCAGCGGTGGATATTGATAGAGAGGCTTGTCCCTTAATTGCATTCGTAATATCTGCAAATCGGAATAGTACATTTTCGCGGCTTTCTCTGTCATACATTTTCCAAATGATAGTTTTACCTGTTAAATCAATAGGCTTCCTATCAGTGTCTTTTATTTTGAATCTAAGAGTATTGTCAATACCCTTATGTAATTTGTGTTGTCCATCATACATTGGCATATTTCCTAGGTAGGGCGTCATTGCAGCAGTGCCGACGCTATCCACGCACACCACTTCTATTTCTCTATAATACTGAAATACATTTACATTAATCATACTTGTATTTATCTTTAGAGCGACAATTTTTATTAGACATAAATATAAATATGGATACAGATAAAATTGAATGGATACAAGAGAACTACCCGTTTTTCTCTTGTGTTCGCTATGGAAAAAAAGATTATAAAGAATATATTGGTATTCTCATTAATACAGACAATGTAATTACATCTCTGTACAACTGGGAAGATATACCAACACCAGAACTGAGAAAAGGATTTATTGAATTGGGAGAACAATGGTGGTGGGAATCAAATAGACTGATTCCAATTAATCTATTTTTAGGTTCACAAATTCTACCATATAAAAATTGGATAATGAATATGAACTCAAAAGACGTACAGATTATGTGGGGTCCTGAGACAAGTTTAAATAATATTGTACAAAAAAGAATTAAACGACGGTCGATTCAACTTGTTCGCAAATTAGATTAAGTTGCACAACAATACTTACGGCATAGGCAATTGCATGTGCCTTTTTAAAATAGTAACTATTATCTACTGGCTTTGTCCATACATTTTCTTTAATAATATCTACACTCTTATTCAATAAATATCTTTTTGCAGGCCGAATTATAGCAAGTACTTCTGCAAGTTCTATAATACTTCTTGGCTTTAATACACGTAATACATCAATATGGCTATGTACGTGTGCTAACTGTTCAACAATTTCAGAGTACTCTAATAATTCCCACATTGGTTCTCTATTTGTCAATATAGATAAATGTTCTTCATCATGTATTCCGGCATATAAACTATTATTCAAAAAATCTAATTTAAAGTAACCACGTTCTTCTGCTTCTTTATATTCAATACTTGCTAGATTACTCACCGGATCATATGGTATTGCAGATACGTATACACCACTATTATGTTTCGTATAGATGCCATTCTTTTTAATACTAGCCGGAACATGCTTAATTAGGCTCAGAATAGCATTTCTATCCAAAATATCAATATCAATATCAGTTTGAATTTTCATTACCAAATTCCTAGAGTTTTTCCGTTACCTGCTATTATAGCACAACATGTGACAATATGCAAGATAATCCAGAATGTTCTGAATGCTAATGCTCGGCGAACATCTGTTTGTGTAATAGGTAAAAATTCAGGCTTGTCTTCATCGGTAAGACCAATCGGCATACCAACTGTTCTTGCCCATATTTTTAACCAACGTCTTTGTCCGCTCATTTCCATACCATTATAAACATTGCTGCATCATCTTTGTCTTCGAAATATATATTGCCTCGATGTGCTACATAGTATCCGTCACAATTGCTATTACACCAGTCAATTAATTCTATCAACATCCCACTACCTGGCACAAGTTCTTTTTCAAATATAATACCATCTTTGGAAACAGGAGTCCATTTAAGAAACTCTCCGTCATTAAAGTCTGAGAAGAATTTACGTCTGTCTCTAATCTCACCTCTGAGAACTCGTAACTTATCTAGTAATGTTTTTGTTCTATTTTTTTTAGGAATTAGGGCAGACATCAATATGCTAAATCCTCGTCATTGGCATCATTATCATCATCACCTTGTAACAATGCTTCTGCCGCCATGTATTGCTTATACAAATCTTGTAATACTACGTATTTTTCTAGCATATCTTTTTTTGGTTCTAGAATACATAATCTTTTTTCAATTGTTTCAAGGCGGCGCTCTGTCTTCTGTTCATATGTTTCTATGTTATCATGGAAACTGAATAAATCTAATCCAACATCAATTGTGCCAGATATACTTTGTGTATTGGATGTAATATATGGAGTATTATATGTGATACTATCAATAGTGGTCTGCATATTGATATCGTCTTCGGATTGAATACTTAGTACAAATTCATCAAAATCATCAATAACAGTTTCAGTTATTTTTTCTTCTGGTATATGTTTTTTAATTTCATTATCCCAGTCTGTAATTGCGCCAATTGGATATTTTCCTGCACCTGGTATCATATCATGTCTCCCATGGAAATTGTACCCAACGTTCTTCAGAATCTGAAAATTCCTGACTCCAATAATCAGTGTCTACAATTGAATTGGGACTACTGAGCAATGCTGCAAATCTAACATTATTGTGCCATATTTGTCCCCATTTTTCGTCTGACGGCAAACAACTTGCTTGCCAATCTTTCATAATCCATTCCATCGCATCACCACCACGATTTATATCATCTAAGATTAAGATATTCTTTGGATCTTTTTCATACCCAAATGCATCTTCTGCCATCCAACAATTACTTTCGGTATTCTCTTCTAGTCCATTTGCTGCCAGTTGCACACATAATGTATGCATTGGTATCTCAGTCATATGAGAAAGCATAACTGCAGGAACGAGACCTCCACGTGTAATTCCTATAATATAGTCTGGACGCCAGTTGTCTTTGTACATATCCATTGCAATATCTTGCACGGCAGAGTTAATTTTTGACCAATCGTATGTAATAAGTTTCATATATTTTTCCCACTATTTTTTACTTTTCTAAGTCCAATTGCTCCATCAGAATCTTCATACCATTCCAACTCAGTATTTTCATTCCATCCCAATGTAGCAAGCATGTGTTCGGGCAAATGTATAATTAACTCACCTGTATCTGGATCCTCTATTATTCCAGTTTTCCATTCATCTAATTTGCCTAATACTTTTGTAGTACTCATAATCCTGCTCTTTCTAATATACTATTAACAAATTTTACATCGTCTGATTGTTTTGAGAATTTACGAGACCAGAACGTTGGTTCTAAATTCTCATTTATTAAATTTAACTCATGTTCATTAAAATTTGCCATTGCCTCACTGCAACTATAGCAATTAAAAATAATCCAAGGGCTAATCCGTCCTGACTTAATCCAATGAATAAGACGCGGCTTACTGACTTCCCTAAAAAATACATTAAACGGTCTATCATGTTCTCTTCCCCATTGTTGCATTAATAATATACCACGTTCAATTGCTCGTTCTGCAGTTTCTTTTTTATTTAACTCTCTAATATATGTCTCATATACAGAGTCGCTACACCATTTATCTAAATGCACACTGTTATTAATAACAAAGTCAATAAACTTTTCTGGATCTATAGCATTAATATCTAATATATATCTTCCGAATTTAGTAAATCCAGTATAATAGTTACTTGATGCAAAGTTATCATATGTTTTATCTTTTTTAGATCCTTGTGTCAATGCATAAAATCTATTGTATGCAAGATATCCTAGTCTAACATATTTAGCATCCTTATTAAGATAGCGGCGCTTTGGTTCACATAAGTGAACAGATAAAGTCTTTTCACGCTTGAAAGAACGTTTACAGTATTGACATTCAAAACTCATAAGGGCATTCTGTTTCTTCTATAGTAAAGCCACCTTCTATCCAAAATTCAGAATCTTCTCCATCATCAAATCCATTGTCAAATAAATAGTTGATACCTTCATCATAATAATTATTTATAAACTCTTGATAATCTCTTGCATCATACTCTTCGCCCGTTTTTAAATTATAAAAAATAAGTTCATCCGTGCCACTATCCAACGCATTAACCATTGGTTCATCAAACTTCATGTATACATTTGTAGGTTCACTTGTTTCTTCAATGTGTGTGTGATGACCAATATCAAATGAACCCCATTTCCAATTGGTATCAATTCTCAATCCAGTATTGGTTTCTTCATTAATAAAATGTTGTATTTCACTAATTCCCCATTTTTGTTTATTTTCAATATGGAACCACTTCATTTCTTTTTCCTTTTATTCTTACCAAAAATTTCATCTATCGATTTATCATCTATTCCCATGTCAATTGCAAGACGTTTTATATCTGCATCTGAATTTATAGACCGATATAGTTCTATTTCATCTTTTTTTAGATGTGGCATTACTTCAGATAAGAACTCTGTAATAGTATCTTTCTTTTTAATCGCAGTGGGAGGTTTAATCCATTCATGGTATTTCTTCTTACCTGAACCCGTTAGGCACATTAACTTCCATATCAATTCTTCATGCTTATACAAATCGGTATAATGCTTATTTACAAAGTCATTTGTCGCAAGTAATGCTTCACCTGCTCCAGATCCCTTCACACTACTCGCATAGCGTAAGAATAACCAACTACTCCACTTCTTTTTATCATCATCTGATAATTTAGAGTACCAATCATAATCACGCCGATCAATAGCATTCAGAACATCATTCAATGGAAGTTTATCAGCCATTCTCTACTCCTCGTGGTGGCGCAATATATTTACCACCATTCACAAACATAAACATACCACATTTTGTCTTAGATGTAAAGTAAAAACAATCATTATTTTCAAAATATTCTACACTCCATTCTTCTGGTTCTAAAGATTGCTCACACCATACAACCGCATTTTTTGTATGTTGGTAATTAACAATTAATACACGATGTAATGTATCAAAAGAAATCATAACTGCTTAATACATCTGGTATGCGGTTCAGGTCTTTAACAAAATACGCACACTTTGGTTTGTCACCATGCTCAAGCGGAATTGCAAGAATGTGACCATACTTTAGTTTAGGAAAGAACCATTTTACATCTGCGAATACATTATTGATTTTAATTTCTTCCCATTGCATCATAAAATCACTTAATGGATTTGTTAAGATTGTATCAAAACTACGTTCATTAATACTTGTTAATGGAACAAATTCTAAATCACCAATTTCTCGGTGACCAATTAGAATATTCCAGTCAAGTGGCATTTCAATTTTAAATTTGCCAATAGTCATTGAAATACTCGGCGCATTAAATGTTTCAATAAATACTAATGGAATGAAAAAGAAGTCTGGATTTTTCTTATCAGTTACATCCATAACACAATATCTTATATCTTCTATTTCTTCTGGAAGACTGTTCATTTCAAAACAGTGATTTTCTGGTGTCAGTATTTTCATTAGTATTTTACCTTTTCTATGCTGAATGGATACTCAGCATCTTTATAGAATTTCTTTCTTTCTGTCAAGTGTCTTTTTGAGAATTTACATCTACTTGTGATGTCCCAGATTTGAACAAAATCTTTGTCTTTTGCCACACGGACGCCACGACCGATAGACTGAATAACCCGCACAAAAGACTTGCCAGGCTCCAAAAGAACCATGTTGAATATGCGAGGGATGTTAATACCAACGGCGGCAACACCGTAAGTAGCAATAGTGATTGAATTGGTACCTTCATTTATTTCCTTATATGCTGTTTTTCTATCATCAGATTTCATTGCTCCTTGAACAAAATCTGCTTCTGGAATTAGCTCTTGTAATGCTTGTCCTGAATTAATACGCCCAGTTAAAACTAGGGTATTTCCTGTTTTTGATATCTCTTTAATTAAGTTGGCTAAATATTCTTGTCGTTTTTTGTCCTCTAATAAAAATTTAAGTTCACTTTGATAATCTGTATATGCCTGAGGTTCTTGAGTTTGAACAATGTTTACATGACAATTCGATAATACACCAATATCTTGTAAATCTTTTGCTGCTAGTCTATTAACTATATCTCCTAGACTGGCTCTTATAGTGGCAAACTCATGATCCGACTTGGGAATAGTCCCTGTTAATCCCCAGCGTAATGGAACACGTGCAAATACACTTGTTAACAAATCTTTCAATACATCCGCCTTTGCTTGATGTACTTCATCTACAATTACACAACTCACGTCCTCAATAAAGTCCATGATGTTGTCTTCACCTTTTTTAGTTTTCTTTAGCAAGGAATTGAGGGATTGCCATGTACAGATGGTGTGGGTTTTTCCAATATCTTTCCTATCACCAAAGTAAACTCCTGCATCTAACCCACAATTTAGATAGTCTTCTTCGGTCTGCCGTACCAAGTCTTTGTTCGGTACAATAACAATTGATCTTCCATATTTCTCTACAAGTTTGGATAGTGTAGCAGTCATAATGGTTTTACCAGCACCAGTTGCAATCTCTTGTAATGCTTGTGGTGATTCTAGAAACTTATTAACAACCTCAACCTGATAGTCACGAAGACGAATAGGTTCACCTTCTGCTGGATGTCCTTCGGGCCAACATGTATCACCCCAAAATTCATCATTGATTGTATCAAATTCTAGCGTAGTATGTTCACGCCTATCATCAATGTCAATCTCATATCCAGAACTCATAATGATAGGCAAAAGATCATCTAATAAATTTAAATAAGTTCTGCCACCTACATCACAGAAACGTACTGTACCATCCCATCGTCCTAATTTATAAGCAGGCATATGGTATGCATGTGGCAAGAAAAACTTTAGTTTATCACTGCACTTGCGGCGTGTAGCAGGATCAAGACCTTCTAATTTCACATTCACTTCGTCTTTAATTAAGATTGTACATTTTTTCATATTTACATAATAACACTTTTACTGGTTCGAGTCAAGAAAAAACAGGCACCAGGTGCCTGTTTTAAAAATTTAAATATACACACTATACACGTTTCATACAGGTTGTTTCTGCTAGTCGCTGCCAGCGGCCTGGGCTCATTTTACATAAGTCTGCCAATTTCTGGGCCATACGCAATGAAATTTCACGCATCTTTGCCTGATTTTCTTCAAGAAAATCTACTACACTACGTTCTTGTTCTTTGGTCAACCCTTTCTGGTCAAACAACCCGCCATCACGTGCGATTTGACGAATACGCAAGATTTTTTCACGTGTTGAATCCATTGTCAAATCAAGATAGTGACATCGTGACATGATAGCCTCGAGGTGATCTTTGATTTTGTTTGAACGAACATTATCAAATTTCAAGTTCGTGATAAAGATTACACTGCCCTTAAACTCAAAACGATCTGGAACACCTTCACGCCGTAAGAAGTGAGAGTCAGAATTCCAAGAAATGTAACGCTTCTTTCCACTATCAAGAGCAGCTTTAAGAATGTTTAGTGCATTTTCATCAAACAAAATACTATCACAATCATCAAGGACTACAATGTTCTTCGAGTCTGAATACTTATAAAGCATTGCATACAGTCCGATAGGTGACATTGTACCTTTCACAAACGTGTGACGCAATGGGTTATCAGCCATAACATCAAACAGTGAATCTTTCTCAAGAATCTGTTCAACGCCGTATGTTTTGCCAATACCTGGAGGTCCACTGACGACCATACCGCGAACAATACCATCACATGTTGCTTCGGTCATTTCGTCTAATATAGAGAAACGCTCTGCGATACGATCCATAACTTCATCATCAGTTTCATTGTGTACCGAGATAGTTTCTACATTTTCAGGCTGAACTTTGACACGAATTTTTGAACGTTTGAATTCGGTTTCACTAGCATCAACTGTAATAAAATGTGTGCCGTCTTTGCCTACTTTCATTTCAGATACAACAGGAAAAATACCTGTAACTTCTTGATTAAGATATGAGCCGTTTGTTATTTGAACTACTGACATTTGATTCTCTTTCTTTGATTACTAGTTAGTTATAAACTGATTCGTTTGTAATGTCAAGTATTTTTTATCGATGTCTCCAAGGTTCTGCCAAATCTGCAAGATGGCGCTGATGATTATTATATGCAACTGTATAATTCTGCCATGATCCATAAGTATGTGTATTGGGTCCAAATTTATTGTTTCTTGATTCGGCGGCAGTTTTTGCCATCTTTTCGCCAAAAGGATACCAGTCTACTAATTCTTTGGTATCAGATGTATATACAACAAAAATAGGATAACCTTTTTTTACTTCGGTTCGTAGTTTTTCAATATTCATTATTAAACCCTAGATAATTCGAAATAACAGTCTGCAACAAGTTGTATAGCAAGATCACCATATCGTTCTCTTACTTTGTCATACACTGTTTCAACATCTTTGCCAGAATTGATTAACTGCTGGGCAAAATTTTGCACTTCCATTCGGAAACTTTTAGTGATTGGAGTATTCATTATGCGGCTTCTTTCATTTCATTGCGATAGTTATATGGTTTATCCCATTTGCCACAGTTGATATCAATATAGAAATCGTGGTCAAAATAATCAATTTGTGAATTGCTGTTATTGTAGTAACCAGTTGATTTGATAGCGGCAAGCAAGTCACCAAAGAAACGTTTGATAACAGGATCAACAGCATGTTCCTCACACCAGTAAGGATTAACTTGATAGTTGCCAGTAGTAGAGCGAATCTGCTCACCACAGCGTTGTGCAACGTTATAATTATGAGCATTGATATCGCCGATTAAGTCAAGCGGTCCACCCCAAAGATTAACAACCAATGAACTGTGATTATCAACGCCAACAGTTACTTCTCGGCCAGTAAAGCCATATGATTTACATACTGTTTTAACATTTTTTGCAATTACTTTTTTGCGGTCCTGAGAAATATAAGCCATATTGTTAGTCCTTTTCGCTGATTACTACTTAGTTATAAACTGATTCGTTACGCTTGTCAAGCATTATTTTGTTTTAAGGTTATAATCTAAACTATGGATTTTCATGTTACCTTTGCCATATGAAACTTCAGTTTGAAATTCGATACCCATGAGATACCACTCATTTTTCACAAATCCTTTTTTCGTCAACTGTGCAATGATTGATTTCAAATCTAACTGGCGTTTCTTTGTTCCTACTTGATTTTTATACCAGCCATCAGAAAACCAAACACTGCTAGTTGCAAATTGTCCGTTATTAGTTGCTGTTGCTGTATTTGTTTTCTTTGATTGAATACACGCGGGCATTTTTCCATACTCAGTATTAATGGAGTATCTAGTCCACTCATTATTTGTTTTACATTTCCTCATCCAAGTTTCATCATCTTTGAAATTGCCACCTATTTTCAGCATGATTTCAAGTTCTGGCACTTGGCGAAATAATGCCCATGGACCAGCATCGGGATCATCTTTGAATCGTGGCTTGTTGACTTGTGAAAACCAAAGTGCAATATGTGTGTTACTTACGCCTTTTAGTTCATATGTATAATTTACACTGTAATCTAGGCTTTTTATGCTACTAACTTGTACAGGAAACTCTCTTTTCCTGTTATACATATTGCCTATCGAACCAAACCCCTTTGCACCAACTACTGCTGCAGGAGCAAACCACGGCAATGGACCTGGTAATTTATCTGGGCTATACGCCTTGCCAGAATTAAATTCCCATCCCGTACCATCACGATACAAACATGATTTAAGCGCAGGGGTTTTTTTCCAGATATATGCACCAAAATCATTGTTTAAAACCCAATCAGCCTTTATGGTTTGCTGATTATCTATAGGAACAACACCACGTTGATTACTTCGACAATCATAATTATCATCTCGGTAGTTATCATTAATTTTGTTCCATTGAATGCTATCTGCATATAGTGTGCTTCCACATGATAAAACAATTGTAGCAGCGAATGTTGTAAAAATATTCTTCATGATGGTTCCCTCTTTTTCTTAACTTATACATACTTTATATAGTGATTCGTCATGTTTGTCAAGTAAAAAAAGCCGTTGTAAAAAAACAACGACTTTATTAAGTTTAGGTGTTGAACACCTAAAGTGTTTTATTAGTATTTTACTCCTAAGGTTTTGCGGCCTGGCCAAGCAAAAAACGCAAGAAAGAATCTTGCGTTTTCAATTAGTTATAATTTTTATTTGATTATTATGCTGGTTCCATTGACAATTCTAATGCAGTCTTATAATTTTCAACTGACATTGTACCCATATCTTGATTTACTTTTGAACAAATCATTGCTAAATTATCATATTCAGTAACACCACCGTTTGAATGAGCAATGATATGACCGCCGGCTGCATCTTTCATTAACAATGGCTTTCCAGTGACATAACATTTGAAGTTTTGTTCGGCAAGTTTATTTTCCCTCCATTCACGCGGAAACAACCGGCGCGGGTCTTTTAACGTTACTAATTTGTCCATATCAACTGTACGTAACATCCATAGTAATGTTTCAAGGATAACAGTACGATTACGATGCTCTCCCAGCGTACTTGCAAACTGTTGACCGACAGTTTTGTTAGCATCATACGGAGATGTTGCTGTCAAAAATTTGTCAGATTCTGCTAAGTGTTGCTCAGTTTTTTGTTGTTGGTCAAATGATTTGTTGAAAGGGACCATTGCAGTACTGATTGCCTGATAAAAAGCATCATAGTCATTAATCTTAAATGAACCATATGTTTCTTCCATCCATAGCCAAATTCGAGTGTACAGTGAAAATTCTGATTTTCCCATGCAGGCTTTATTTCGACGCTTACGGATAATTGCAATTTGTTCTACAAAGTTCAAACAGTTGTGAACCTGGGCAGCCAGTTTATCAACATCGTCTTGTGACAAATCAGCCTGAAACAATTCTTCCAGTGCATTTTCATCCGCACGGCCTAATCCACCGCCATCGTAATAACGAAAGAACAAGCGCGATACCCGTTCGTCTGTAGCAAGACGATGATTATTAAAACTAACTAAGTTGTGTGTTTTCTTAGATGATGGATCACGCTGAAAGTAATCGAACAGTGAATGAAATCTGTTATTGATTCCAACGACTGGCCGCACCATTTCTCGAATTGCATTTGCAATTGGGATGTTACCATATGAGTTCAATTCCTCTTGGTGATTGACTTTTGTTGTTTCATTGAGTGTTCTAAAGATATATCCAATGTCGTAAACATTCAAGTCTGTATAGATAACAAAGGTAAATTGGTATTGCATGAAACGTTTACTCTCTTCATCAGTCAATTCGGAAAAGTATCGACCATCTTCAGTTCTAAAACGATTTTCGAAGAATGCTTTTATATAACGTTTGCGATGCCCACCATCAATACTTTCATACTGAAATTGCGAGTTTTTAATTTCATGGATTGTGATCTCACCTATGTTCATTCCTTGCAAAATCGATTTGATAATGCCTTGTGATTTTTTATTCTCTAATGTATTTTCAGTGTCCAATCGCTGTCCTACTGGCTGAGAATCTACCTTAGGTCCCCATTTCAGAATGAAATCAGATATCGATAGTTGGTGACGTGTAAAATTAAATTGTGATTGTGACATTTTTAGTTTCCTTTTGTAAGTGACACTTTTGATTAAGTTATACTAATAACCTGATTCGTCGAACAAGTTATGCATATAATATAGCATTTGTTGCCACTACTGTCAAGCAAAAAGCGCAACAAAAAATGCTGCGCTTTCAATAATCTATAAAATAGTTTATATTAAGTTAAAGTGACATGCCACCAAATGTGTTCTTATCAACATCCTGTTTAACACCACCAACTACATATGATGAAATTTCAGTCTCTTGTGGTGCAACTTGAACTTCTGCACCAGCAATCCACTTTTGTGTCCATGGCAAAGGATTGGCTTGCGGTGTTGCATATGGACATTTTAGACCTACAGCAGTCATACGCTTACAACAAATCCATTCAATATAATCACTTAACAATTGTGTGTTTAGACCAATCATTGATCCATCTTTGAATAGATAATTTGCCCACGCTTTTTCTTGTTCAACTGCATCAACAAACATTTGAATACATTCTGCTTCTGTTTCTCTTGCAATTTGAATATAGTCAGGATCATCTTTTGGTAGAAGTTTTAGAAGTGTTTGTGTTGAACCCAAATGTAGATTTTCGTCACGTGCAATCAACTTGATGATTTTAGCATTGCCTTCCATCTTCTTCAATTCTGCGAATGCCCAAGAACATGCAAATGAAACATAAAAGCGAACACCCTCAAGAATGTTGACACTCATAAGTGTTTTATAAAGTAGTTTCTTAATTTCATACTTATCAATAACAACCTTATTACCATTAACAGTATGAGTGCCTTCGCCCAATAGATTGAAATATGCTGTCATATCAATCAGTTGGTCATAACATTCTGAAATATCATCAGCACATTCCATAATTTCTTCAATATCCATCATGCCATCAAATACTTTTGATGGGTCAGAATATACATTACGAATGATGTGCGTGTATGAACGTGAGTGGATTGTTTCACTAAATGTCCAAGTTTGGATCCATGCTTCTAGTTCTGGAATAGTTACCAGTGGCCCAAATGCTTCTACTGGTGCGCGGCCTTGTACACTATCTAACAGAATTTGACGCTTTAGATTTGATGTAAAAATATGACGTTCATGGTCTGTAAGATTCTTAAAATCGTTTGAATCTTTAGTTACATCAACTTCCTCTGGGCGCCAAAAGAATCCAAGTTGTTTGTCTGTTAGTTTGTCAAACTGCTTATACTTTAACATATCATAACGTTGAATAGCAACGCCACCTGCAGGATCCATGAAGGCCAATGCTTTAGTATGATCTGTTTTGTTCTGTGAATTAAATACACTCATTTTATATACCCTTATTTAAATTACGCAACTATCACAATCATCATCATCTACTTGTGATATTGATAGTGGTTCGTCCATTAGTTTGTCAATGTCAATTTCGCCTTGTCCGTCGAATGTGTTAAAATAATACAATTGCTTGCCTCCATACTTATAGAACATAATAAGATGTTGGAGCATTGTAGACATTGGAATTTTTTCTTCATCATAAAACACAGGATTGTAACTTGTGTTTACTGAAATGCCTTGGTCAATATATTTTTGTAAAACTGCTACAATCTTTAGGTAACCTTCAGGAGATGTTTGATCCCATAGCAATTCATATTTGTTTTTTAGTTTGTGGATTCCTGGCACAACTTGTTTTAGTACACCGTGCTTGGACTGTTTGATTGATACCAGTGAACGGGGCGGTTCAATGCCGTTAGTACTGTTACTAATTTGTGCAGAAGTTTCTGCTGGCATAAGAGCCATTAGCGTAGAGTTACGAATACCATATTCTTTCAAGTCAGCACGTAATCCATCCCAATCTTGACGCTCTTGGTATGTAACCAATTCATCTACATCAATTTTACGTGTATCAATTGGTAGAATGCCACTGTGATATTTTGTTTCATAAGAGCCTGTACAAGCACCTTGTTCTTTTGCAAGTTCAACACTTGCTTTGATTAGATAATAACTCCACGCTTCTGCCCATTCATCAATCATATCCAAGTTTGGATCTGTGTATGTCATATCATTCTTTGCCATCCAATATGCAAAGTTAATAATACCAACGCCAACAGGTCTACGCTTTAATGTAGATAATTCAGCGGCTAGTACTGGATAACGCTGATAATCAAGTAATGCATCAATACCACGAACTGCTAAACGTCCAACCCGTTCAAAATCAGTAAGTGTTTTAATATTACCCCAATTAATTGCTGCTAGTGTACATAATGAAATCTCACCATCAGGATCATTTAGATTGTTCAATGGTTTAGTAGGAAGATTAATTTCTTGACATAGATTTGATTGACGAACTGGTGCAACCTCTTGAACGAATGAACTATGTGTATTAGCATGGTCAACATTCATAAGATAAATTCTACCAGTATTCTTACGTTCATTCATAAATGCTGAAAATAGTTCACTTGCTGAAATAGATTTTTGTCTAATAGAACTATCATTCTCAGCAAGTTCATACAATCGTTTAAATTCGTCCTGGTCATTAAAGAATGATTCATACAAACCTGGAACATCTGCTGGTGAGAATAATGTAATATCACCGCCAGTCATTAGACGCTCGTACATAAGTTTGTTGAACTGGACACTATAATCTAGGTGACGAACCCGATTATCTTCTGTGCCTTTGTTGTTTTTTAGAACAAGTAAATCTTCTACTTCAAGGTGCCATAATGGATAATGTAGAGTTGCAGCGCCACCACGAACCCCGCCCTGTGAACATGATTTTACACTTGCTTGAAACATTTTATAGAATGGAATAACACCAGTGTGTGTTGCATCACCGTTTCGGATTGGCGAATTGATAGCACGAATACTACCAGCGCCAATGCCGATGCCTGCTTTTTGTGAAACATACTTCACAATAGCACCTGATGTTGCTGTTATTGAATCAAGAGAATCTCCTGTTTCGATAACAACACAACTACTAAATTGACGCTGTGGCGTTCTGACACCAGCCATTACAGGAGTTGGCAAACTAATGTCAAAATTACTCACAGCATCATAGTAGTCTTTTACCCATTTCATACGGGTATCTTTTGGATAGTTAGAAAAAAGAGTAGCAGCGATAAGGACATATGCAACTTGTGGTGTTTCATACAATTGCTTAGTTGCACGATTTTGCGCAAGATATTTGCCACGAAATTGTTCCATGCCCACATATGATATATTGAAATCTCTTTCATGCTTTATAAAGGTATTAATTCTTTCCCATTCATCATCATTATAAGAACCTAATAGTTCAGAATCATAAAATCCATCAGCGGTGTTTTTTTCTACTATCGCTTTTACATGCCACGGATCAAACGAACCGTATACTTCTTTGCGAATATGATAGTTGATAAGATTTCCAGCAACCCATTGATAATTAGGTGTTTCCTCACTAATCAAATCTGCTGCAGATTTGATTAATGTTTCTTGGATTTCTGCACTTGTTATACCATCATAAAACTGTATATGGGATTTAATTTCTACCTCACTGGGTGATACGCCAGCGATACCATCACACGCAAAAAATACGACCTTATGCATTTTATCAAGGTCTAATTCTTTTTTTGTACCGTCTCGTTTTGCTACTTTAATTACCATCTATTCATTCTCCGAAATCGCAATGTATTTACACATTTTAAACTTCACTTAATATCTATTGTTTATGTCCGCATCTTCCATACCGGCGACACGTAATTTTATTATATTACTAAGTTGAAAATGCTTTATTTCAAATCCCTTAGTAATTCCTTGAAACTTATTTCTCATAAGTGCTACCTGATTAATTAGTTCAGATATTGCAACAACTTCTGCTTCACCATCTGAATATTTTTCAGCATCCCTACTTGATAATGCTTTATTATAGTTTTCTAGGTATTTACGTAAATATTCACTTCGTTTCTTTCTTAGTTGTATATTTAGATGTTCTAATATAGCTTCTAATTCTTGCAACTGCCCAAATCTATGTTCAACATAGCCAGGTAGTTGGGTAGATGCTTTCTCAATATTACCTGTTACTTTTACTTCTTTTTTTGCTTCGGCAAGTTCGATTTCAAAGTGGTCTAAAAAAGCAGGAATATTATTCCAATCAGCAACAACTTTACGATACCAACTCATCCGTCGTATTCATCCCATTCTTCATCTTCATCATATTCTTCATCATTTGAAAAATAACGATCATATGCAGTTTGTAAAATTTTATCTTCTTCTGTCATTTCGAAAATATCCTGTTTCGAAATACCAAATTCATCAAAAATTTTAATTATACGTTCTGCTGCTTCCATCTTATCCTTTGAAGGGATAAAAGATTTAAGAGTGTCCCATACATCAAGTAGTATTTCTGTATCGCTAGTTGCCATTTATTATGCCTCTTGTAAAATAATACTTAGTAAATTTTAAACTTCATTAACTTCTGTGTTTTCATCAACGATTTCTCCATTTGAATCAACTTCAAGTGATTGAAGACCATTAGATTCATCATCAATGTCAATATTGTTCCAATCATTGATAACAATGTCAAGTTTTTCATCTGTCCAGTTTTTGCGAAATTCAATGATTTCATCGCCCGATTTGGTGATATATCGCAAGCGGTTGCCTTGCTTTACTAGCAAACCTTTTGCTTCAAAAAATTCAATTAGTCCTGAGTAAGGTGACATTCCAGTTTCATATGGAATTTCTACTTGTACACTTTCAAATGGTTTTGAATATCGTGTTTTTACAACTTTACATGCAGCACGAATGCCATGTACTTGTGATGTTTTGACTCCATTTGCATCAGTTTTCAATTTTAGTTTACGCATAGCAATAACAATTGAAGATGCATAGATAAAGCCTTGGCCGCCACTAATCTTATCATCTGGATCAAACATATCCTGTGATGCATATGTATGATTTGTGGCAATCATACCGATATTAAAATCACCAAACATATTTACACAATTACGGACTAATGCAGCCAGTGCTTTAGGTTTACGACCCATATCACCTTTCATGTCACCCTTTTCAAATTGTGTTACGTCAGTTGGTGTTAACATCATGCCCAAACTATCAAGTACAAAAAGAACTTTTGGACGTTCTGCATCTTCAACATCTGAATATTCCTTGCGATAATCAGCCATAAAATCTGATACGATTTTAGCAACATCATCAATCATTGCTACATTTAATTTTAATAGTTTATCATCACTTGTATCTACATTTAGCGCATGTAGCCATGATTCGTCAAGTGCATTTTCACTATCAATAAGAACAACAAAAATACCTTGATCCTGTGCATTTTTAACGATATTACCTGATGCAATATACGATTTACCGGCACCAGACTCACCTGCAAGAACAGTTACTTTTCCCAGTGGAATACCCTTGTGAAAATCATTAGAGATTAACTTGTTTAGACAGTAGTTACCTGTAGAGATCCACGTGTCTGGATCACGAAATCCCATAGACATACCTGGAACTGATTTTGTAATTGATTTACGAAACTTGGACGCATCAAATGCTTTTGCCATAATAGACTCCTATATATAATATATGTGTATTGGTGGGAGGGCAGACTGCCCTCCCGATTGATCTACTATTAATCAGTTTTACGATTTCGGATCATTGCAAGAATATCAGATGCATCTGTTCCTGATGAACTTGCTTCAGCAGTCACTGGTTCAGGTGCTGGTTCAGGTTCTGGTGCTGGTGCAGGAGATGCAGCAGGTTTCACTGCTGGTTCTGCAACTTTCTCTGGTGCTTGCACCGACGATGCTGATGAACCGCCATTTGTATCTGCACCTTCGGGTACATCCATGCCGTACGGACGATAAAAGTTAGCCCAACGCATTGGATCATATAGTTCACCATCTACTGATGCTTCAAACATTTCCATGATTACACGAAGTTCATCTTGTGATGGACGCTTTGGCATAAACTCATTCAGGTCAAAAAGACCATTAGTTTCGATTGCTTGGCGTTCTGATTCATTAAGTGAACGCTCTTTTCGTGCCCAATTTGAAGTTGAATAGTCTGCATATTGACCCTTTTGCGTTTTGACAAGACGGAAGTCTGTGCCAGCATCATAATCAGTTGGCAGATTCTCCATATCTGGATCCATAAGGGCAGATTTTAGTAGTTTAAAGATTTGTGGACCGATTACAAAACGTCTGATAGGATTCTCGGGCCCATCTTCATTCATTGGATCTGTTACTACAAATCCTTGAAAAATATATGAACGCTTCTTCCAGTATTTACGTCCCAAATCTTCCATAGATGGATCTTTGAACCATGGACGAATCTCTGCATGAACTGGACATGTGTCGCCCCACATTTCTACACATGGAACTTGAACCTGTAGTGGTTTCTGTTCACCACCTGCTATTCCAGCGAACGGAATCTTAATTACTTGACGTTCACGCCAAAAGAATACGTTATCAGGTGAATCATCTGGCAAGAACCGAATAACTGCTGTACTATCATTATCCATATTCCAGAATGGATAAATTGCATCTGTGCCACGTGATTGATTTGAATTGTCTTGTGATTTATTTTCTTGTGCAAGTAATTTTGCACGAATTTCTGCTAGTGTTGCCATTGTTGGTTTTCCTTTATATTAGCCATGTTAGCCTTGTTAGATTTTTTATTAGCTTTAGTTGTGATATGTACCCATTCTCCCTAGAGCATATATACATATTACAATATTTATTTATCATTGTCAAGTGAAAAAGGAGGCATAATGCCTCCTTTTTTAAAATAAATTTTTATTTTTTTATTCAAAATTATTGAATGGTTTGAATGCTTCTGATAGAATATCATCGATCTTATCTTCTATTGTAGTTTCTACTACCTCTTCAGAAATTTCAGAATTTGACATTTTTACAAGTCTTGCGCCCAACTCTAATGCTTCACGATCTACGGATTGAGGTGCATCTTTTATTTCTTCAGCGATGTTTCTTAGAAATACAGATAATTCTGCTGATCTGTCATTACTTCTATCATGCCTGTGGTTATCATCACATGATTCAACTTGTATTCTATTCGCCAAATCTGAAAACATCTGTGATAAATTGGGAGTTTCACTATTTTCATCTAGTTCTGTTTTCTTAATACCACTAATATCAATTTTACTATTCTTGAACGAGATAGTATTGACTAGTGAACCATCTTCATTGCATGCCTCAATTATATCGCTAACACGTTCCACTTGGTTTATTTTTTGCTTTTCTGATTCCTTTGTGTTAGCACGATGTATAAGAGGTAGAATATCTGTTAGTTTTTCTTCAAATGTAGATTTTGTAAACTTACGAACATAATCGTTTACCGTTTCTTCAGAAATTTCTTCAGAAACATCTGATTCATTCAATGCTAGTGATTCTACAAATGCGGTGTAACCTTTTGCACCTTGAATGCGATTCATATTTTCTTTAACTGATTGTATTTGTCTTTTAACATTAAGAACTACATCACGATTTTCTTCATTAACAAGTCTCTGCTTATTTACAATATTCATAAATTCTTTCAATTTAACTAGAGTTGTTGTTTGTTCAATAATTGCTTCACCAACCATATCACTTGGTACTCCACCATTACTAACATGTCTAGCCATTGCTCTTGCACCAGATAAATGTTTATGCGGATATTTAAATCGTTCGCCGTCTGAGTTTTCTACAAATATAGCGGAAATATTACGTGATCTTGATCCACGTTGCTCTTCATTGACTGGCTTTTTATGCCGAATGATCAATCTGACATTTTCCAACGTCTGTCTACTTGTTTTTGTAGAGCCTTCTAATGGACTTAAACCTTCCTCCAATACATCATTCATTTTCTGCTCCTTATCATTCTTACTATTTTCTATATTATATGTATAATTCTTAGGTTCAATATGTTTGCCAAATGTTCGTATATCAAAATCTAACATATAACTACGTGCTAAATTTTTAATCAATTTTATTATTTTAGTTATTTTTGGTTCATTGATCTCTACATTTTCACCTATATGTAATTTTATCTCAGTTGTAGTATCATCTACAAATATCATCAGGTTAGGTTCACGTACATAAAAATATCGGGCGTCTGACGGCACCGCAACACTTTTACCATCTTCATTAGAGAAAAGTTTAGGTGTTAATCCAATCCCTTGTAATATTCTCATTACTTTTTCAGAAATATTTTCATAATTTATAGCCATAATATATTGTTCCTTTTAACTATTTATCAAAATACCATAGGAAGTGGTTCATCATAATCATCATTCGTATCTAAACTTTCACCTAATAATTCTTCATATTGTTCATCAAATCGTGATATAACTTGTATTTGTCTTACACATAACAATGTCGCACTTACAAGATCATCAGTCTCTCCTAATTTTGCTTCATAACTTTTACCTTTAGCAACAAATGTCTTAAACTCTCTTATTAAGTTCTTACTGATAGGTGTCATCTTATCACTTTCAATCCATGATTTCATCTTCATACACGCAGTAATTTTAGTCTTATATGTTGTAGTAAACCCTTTACGTATCGACCGACTAGAACCTCGCTTCTTAGGTTCATGCAGAAACTCTCCAGGAAATTTATCTTCATCCATTTCTTCTATGAGTATCAGTGCTGCTTCACCAAGTGAGTTATTCTCAACACTCCAATATATTTCTGGTGATTTGTTTCCCAATTCTTTTAATTCTTCTTTAATAATATGCAGAA